TTACACCGCCTTGCGGGGGACAATTTCAAGATGGCAGCCGAGCGCTGAAACCACTTTCAGCAGGGTATCCAGCTGCGGGATGACCTTTTTGCTCTCCATCCGCGCGATGACCGACTGGGTGAGATGGGCAGCTTGGGCCAAATCCTGCTGCGTCATCCCTTTGAGTTTCCGCTGTTTGATCAATTCGTCGATGATGCTGACGCAGCACTCAGGCACTGGTGACACCTCCAACCGAGATGCCCTCCTGATAGAGCCGCTCGGGCGCTATATCAATGTCACCGTCATTCCAAACAGGAACGCCATAATCAATGTAAACGGCATTGAAAACGGACTGATCAGCGAGTGGAGCGAACGCCGGGAGGTTCAGAAGCGGCTTAAAGTCAAAAATCTTTGCTTCCCCTGTGCTGAATCTTACCCACAGTTGATGGTCAGTCATTGGACGGACACCATTTACCTTGATCATGGGGGCGGGGTCTCCCGCGTAAGCAATCCCATCAACAATATACATCAACAATACCTCCTTATCTTAACGGCTCAATTTTACCAAACGGCACATTTTTTACAGCCATATTCCATGCTTTGTAAAGCTCTTCTTCGTGGATCGCGGCCCATGCCTGCACCAGCTTCAGCTGTTTCACAGGGAGGCTGCCCGCCAGCAACTCACCGTCGACGCCCACGGATGCTTCAAACTCGGCATAATAGACGTGAAAATGCGGTTTGTTGTGCTGTCCGTTATCAGAATAAATCATCTTGATTACGATGTTGTAAAATCTGCAAAGTTCCGGCATTTGCTCATCTCCTTTATACCTTTTATTATAGCAAATACGCTATATTTGTCAACAGTGTATTTGCTGTTTTAAAGATAATAAAACACATCTACAGTACCCTTGGCTCGATTAAAGACAATGTGATCCACAAATGAGCGGAGAATCTCGTTTTTCTCGCTCTCCGAGATAGTGGGGTCTTTGAGCTTCTGAACTGAATTTTTATTCTTCTCAAAGAACTTTTTTCGCAGATCAACCGGGGGAGTGGGGGTGAGTTGGGCTTTCAGACGTTCGATTTCCGTCAGGATTTTTTCCTTGTTGGCTTTGTATTCTTCCAGCGTATCGACTTCGTTTTCATATGCTTCCCGGATCCGGTCAAGCTTGCGCTTCTCCCGCTGGATTTGCTGCTGGATCAGCGCGTTTTCATCGATCGATTGTTTTGAGGGCTTTACGGTAAGAGGGAAGACGCCCAGCCGGAAAGTCGCCTCAATGCTCTCTATCACTATTTTATTGATTTTTGGCAGTGTTATACTATGCGAAACCTTGCAGCTACCCCGGCCATAGGAATGGCATTGAAGGGACCCGGTAGATGCGTGAACCAGGGTGCTGCCGCAGTTGCTGCACCGCACAAGACCTTTGAGCATAAAATCACAGCGCTCCCGCACGCGGGCATATTTCGGGTAAGTGCGTTTCACCTCATCCAGCCGGTCTTGTACTTGCTCCCACAGTTCGCGAGTCACAATTGGTTCATGAGATCCCTGCACAACCATGACATTACTTTTCGTATAATTTCGGCTTATTTTACCCTCTGGGCTCCAACGGATCATCCCAATATACACCGGGTTGCGCAGAATGTATTCGACAGTGCGGTTTTCAAAGGGGTTTCCCCTTGTGGAGCGAATACCCATGTCGTTGAGCTTGGTCGCGAGATCCCGGCAGCCGGCGCCGGCGGCGTATTCCTCGAATAGCGACCGCACGATCGGCGCTGTCTTCGGGTTGGGATAGTATTGTTTTTCTTTTATAGAGTAGCCGAAGGCTGGAATGGACACCGGTTCGCCGCGCCGCACTTTTTCGGTCATGCCGCGCGTGACTTCTTCGGATAGGTTGATGCTGTAATACTCATCCATCGCTTCGATCATCGCCTCGATGAGGATGGACATTTTGTCATCGCTCAGAGGCTCGCTGACCGAGATGACGTCAATCCCCAACTGCTTGCGCAGCATGGACTTGTAGACCACGCTGTCTTCGCGGTTGCGAGCGAAGCGGGAGAATTTCCAGAGCAGGATGACGTCAAATGGCTTTGGCTTTGTTTTTGCCGTCCCAATCATCCGCTGGAAAGCCTCCCGCTTTTTTGTTTTTCGGCCGCTGATTCCATCGTCCTCTATGTAGATGTAGTCTTCGGGGATTACAATATCATGCGCTTTGGCGTATCGCCTGATCTCAATCAACTGACTGTCTGGACTGTATTCCAGCTGATCGTCCGTACTGACACGAATATATGCAGCAGCTACTCTCATAGATTCTCTCCCCTTATATTTCATCCACAGTGCCCGCACAGGAATTGACCAACTATTTCCGGTTTGGAAACAGTTCCTGTTGCAATCTCAATCCACAGTACTCATGTGGGCACTGACATTAAACTGGTCGAAATCGACCACTTTTATTTCATTTAAATCCACAGTGCCCCGTAGGCGCTGACAATGTTTGGTTGTATTTCAGAAGAGTAGACAAGTAAAAATTTTTAGGTTGAAAGTTGTCCTATTTTGTCGAAAAAATGGGTTATATAAAGTGGAGGCAGTGTGTTTCAGATGACACGAAGGAGGTCTTCACTATGACAACTCAGAATCGAAACAGCGAATTTGTCAAAAGAGCAATGGCGCTGAGCAGGCCGCGAAGGATCTTACTTATCGTCTATCTTATTTGGTTGAAGCTATGTAGATGCAGAAGAAAGAGTGAATGAACCCAGCCAGTGAATACAAAATTCTAAGTTATAATTGCCTCCAAAAGTAAAATGATAGCTCATCGCTGGATTAGGCGATGAGCTATCATACATTACCCTAAATCTCATAGCCAGCAATACTTTATATTCTCGCTAGAAGAGGTAGCCTTTGGAGTAAAAAGAGACTTACCCTACACATTTTTTGCATGGTCCGAGACCCCGACGCAATGCTTCGTCCAGGGTAGATTCTCTATAGGATCCGCCATTACAGTGGTTGTTATAATGATATTTCTTTCCTGTAGGAGTTATGTATACAGTTCTTGAATTTGGTGTATTATTGCCTTGGTTGCCTTGATTTCCACCATTGTTTTGATTCCTTTGTGCTTCTGCCGCAGCTGCCTGTGCTGCTGCATCAGAAGCAGCTTTTTCAGCAGCAGCTTTCTCCGCTGCGGCTCTTTGAGCTTCTTGCTCAGCTTGTAATCTGGCTTGTTCTTTTTCTGCCTCTAACCTAGCATTTTCAGCTTCCTGTAAGCTTTTAAACTCAGCTTCAGCAGCTTGAAGAACAGTATAGTTTGTGACCAATTTTTGAATCGCGCTGGAAGACTGATCATACTGTTTTCGGGCTGTTTCAATGTCGCTCTTGCTCTCCAGGGTCACTTCGCCAATTTTATCAATTTCAGCTACGATCTTGTCCGCTGATTGCTGATCTTGTTTCGCTTGTTCCTTCGCTTTATCTTTGACGGTTATTTGAATGGTTTCGCTTTTTAATTTTCCATCTGGGGTTTCTGCATAAATAGTTGTTGTGCCTTCTTTGATTCCTGTTACAATTCTTTCATCCGTAATTTTTATGATAGATTCATCTGATGATTTGATTGTAACATCTTTGGTATTGATATCAGCTGGCTGTCCTTTTACCGTAACACGAACAGGATCATCTAGATACAATGTTTGAGAGGGAATTGAGATGCTGATTGATTCAAGTTTTGGATCTCCGCATGAGGTCAGGCAGCAACTGAGCAGGACACAAATAAGTAGCCATGTCCCAAAATGTTTGATTTTGTCGGATATTCTTTCCATTTTAACAATCTCCTTCCGTCTTGACATTTGTTGTCAGACATTATAAAATATAGTTGGAGATTGTGATATTCTTGAAAGACTATCCCGATCTTTAGGCGCTTAGTAGGCACATACTAAGCGCCCTTTTTTATTGTCTTTTCTTCATTGGTAGCTTACGAGCGTCGACTTCAAGATTTGTTTTGATCAGCTAGGGCTTCGAGAAAACCTTCAACTTTTGCTTGGGATTTTTCATCCAGAGAATCAAAGAGTTCTGCTACTCTCATTGCCTGTTCAGATACTTCCTGCTTATCAGGTCTTTTTGTATTAGTTAAGCCCAATAAATAATCTACAGAAACATCAAAATACTGAGCCAATTTTACTATCGCATCTGTTTTTGGAAATGCTTTGCCCTTTTTCCATTCGGATATAGCGCTATTAGAAAGTTCTAAATCTAATGTGATAGCTTTATCGGTTTTTCCACTTTTTTTGATTAAATTGAGTATTCTATCGATCGATAAAGTGGGCAAAAAAAGACCTCCTTTTTAGAATGTTCTAAAATAAGTATTGACAAATTAGAAAAATCTAATTATAATACAATTGTACCAAACAAATGTATTTCGATACACGACACCAAGACGAGCGTCGACCCCTTACGGGTGTGTATTGAGATTCAGCCAGGCAAAGGCGGCTCCGATGATGGGGATGTTACCGTCCCCTTGCGGGTGAATATTTAAGGTTTGTTTTGATCAGCCAGGGCTTCGAGAAAACCTTCAACTTTTGCTTGGGATTTTTCATCCAGAGAATCAAAGAGTTTTGCTATCAGCTTTGCCTCAGGAGAAAACTCCTGACCATCAATGTCATCAGAAGCCCCCTTTTTTTGACCTAATAGATAGTCAATCGAAATGTTAAAATAATTTGCAATTTTCTGCAAGTTATCTATTGAAGGAGAAGATGTGCCTTTACGCCATCGACCGATCGTAGCTTCTGGAATGCCAGTGTCCTTGTACATCCGATAAGCTGAAACCTTTTGTTCTTTTAATAGGTTATCAAATATCTGAGCAAATTCCATATCAGAATAACTCCCTAACGAAATACTTTCAAAAAAGTTAGTAAACCTATTGACTACTAACGTAAATGTTGGTATAATACAAATGAACGAACTAAATGTTACCAGTTCAACCCGCATTCCAATCCACGACGCCCTCAGAGGTGTAGACAGGAAGGAGAACCGATAGTGGCTAAATATTTGCTGTATGTAAAGCTGCAGTGCTAGAGCTGTCCAGGCCCCTTACGGGTGTGTATTGAGCTGAAAGCTCGCTGAATCTGGCCAGGAGATCTCGAAGTTACCGTCCCCTTACGGGTGTGTATTGAGATTGTCAAAAATGTTTGAGCAATACTCAGCCCTCGGCGGGTTGCCGTCCCCTTTCGGGTGTGTATTGAGATGAAAAAACGGAGGAAAAATAACATGACTAAAATCGTTGCCGTCCCCTTACGGGTGTATATTGAGATTCCGAGAAATTAAATATCCCATATCCAAAACTTCATGTTGCCGTCCCCTTACGGGTGTGTATTAAGATTTGTCCTGATCTGCCAGGGCGGCGAGAAACCCCTCTGCTTTGGCCTTGGATTTCTCGTCAAGAGAATCGTAAAGTTTCAGGATCAGCTGTGCATCTTGAGGAAGCTTTGATGCTGTTATGAGATCATCACCTTTTAATAGGTAATCAGTCGATACATCTAAATAATCTGCCAGTTTTACCACGAGTTCTGCGGAAGGGGAAGAACCCCGTTTCCAGTAGGTACCATTAGCGACACCAATCCCTAAATCTTTTAAGACAGCAGATATGGTGGTGTTTTTGGCTCCACAAGCCTTTTTTAATTGTGCATAAAATATAATAATCACCATCCAAATATGTCAATACACACAATAATACAGCAATCTTAAAATATCTATTGACTATTTCAGTATTCTGAAATATAATACAAATGAACCAACTAAATGTTACCAGTTCGATTCATATTTCAATTTATGACACCCTGACGAGCGTCGCCCCCTTACAGGTGTGTATATTGAGATGTATGCCGTATCCACCCGCTGGCAATAACAGTGATGTTGCCGTCCCCTTACGGGTGTGTATTGAGATCGCAGCCAAAGAGAGCCTGAAACAGGCTAAAATGCGTTGCCGTCCCCTTACGGGTGTGTATTGAGATTTGGAATCTCGACAAGATAGGCGACGCTGTTAAAGTTGCCGTCCCCTTACGGGTGTGTATTGAGATGTGAGCAAGACGTGATGGTTGTCGATCAGCCAGGGTTACCGTCCCCTTACGGGGGTATATTGAAATGGAATAGGATCGGTTGCTGAAAAATCCTTACAAACAGGTTACCATCCCCTTACGGGGGTATATTATGACTTGCTCTGATCTGCCAGGGCTTCTATGAAACCTTCCACTTTGCCCTTATCCTTGTCATCTAGAGATTCATACAGTTTCAAGATTTTCTGTGAATCCTTTGGTAATGTGGGCACTTCATGAATAGATAGATCACCTGTAAATAGAAAGTCAACTGAAACATTAAATTTGTCGGCTATTTTTTTTAAAATATCCGCACGGAAGTTATCTTTCTTCCAGGTTGGAATATTACCTTTACTACCAGTTAGTTCGACACAAAGGCCGGTAATAGTCATCTTGTTTTTTTCACAAAGCATTTTTACATTTTCAAAAATCATAATTATTCCTCGATAGATCGAAAAATAATACCATACTATTGACAGGTACTAAATTTTGATCTATAATACACTTGTAACGACCAAATGATTATGGTTTGGTTAACAGAATGACCATTAAAACAATGCGTCCAAATAGTTGATGCCCGCGGCGCTTGCTTCGGCGCGGATATCAACCCCGCATTTTTTTACCTTAATACCCTGATAGTATACCCTAAGTTATGTGTGGCTTCATAAGAGCCTAACCGTTATACTAGTCCATTAAGCAAGATAGGACATTTGTTGGGGTACTTCGCCACTTAAGCGGTGCGATTCCGCTTTAAGTATTTAAAAAATACCTAACCCGTTAGCTGGCGAAACATAGGTGCACAATGCGAGCGTAGATGGTAGCTACAAGCATTCCACGCATCTACTTTTAAGGAGCGGGATTTTCAAAAATTCGGTCATCAATAAGACCACCGCCTTTCAGAAAATTACCCGTTAGGGCGCATTTTTAATGGAATTCTCAATCTATGATGCTGTGAGGGTATCAAATTATATCGCTTTTAGTGTGTCTAGATTTTTATCCACGACATCCTCAGAAGCGAAGACAGGAAGGAGAAACGATAATGGTTAAATATTTATTGTACGTAAAACTGCAGTGCTAGTCGATCAGTTGTAATAGACACCATGGAGGTGAAAGAGATGGAAACCAAAGATTTATACTGTCTTCACTGGCACTTTAAGCACCTATACGAATCTTGTATAAATGATTTGCCAAGCGATTTAGCTATCATATGTATGAAATGTAAATATGCTGAATCCTGCAAGTTTGACCACGTTGCAGCAATGCAACGTATGCAACAAATTACAGGTATTAGCATTTGTTATCTAATTAACCCTCAGGAGCACTTAGATAGATGGGACAATTATTTGGATCAGGGAAGAGGTTGCCGTCCCCTTACGGGTGTATATTGAGATTTTTGCATCAGGCAGCAATTCTAAGGCTTTTATGGTTGCCGTCCCCTTACGGGGGTATATTGAGATCGTCATCTACCGCGATGAGAACCAGTCGATTCAAGTTGCCGTCCCCTTACGGGGATATATTATGATTTGTCCTGATCGGCCAAGGCAGCGAGAAATCCCTCTGCTTTGGCCTTGGATTTCTCGTCGAGAGAATCGTAGAGTTTCAGGATCAGTTGCGCATCTTTAGTAATATCTTTCTTTTGTTCTACAGTATTAGTGTCAAAATCAAACAAATCTCCAATTGGAACTTTGTATAGCCTCGCTAACATTGTCAATGTGTTATAATCAGCCTCACGCTTACCGTTTTCGATGTTTGTATAGGCAGCACGTGTTATTCCTAAATACTCTGCAACTTCAAGCTGTGTTAAATCGCGTTTATTTCTTAATTCTTTAAATCTCATAAATTTCACCTTTAAATTTATTATAAGGTTTCAATAAGAAACTAGCAAGTGAATGACAATTATTGTTTCGATAAGAAACTTTTATTTAATAAAAAGCTTGACAAAGTTTCGTAATGAAACTATAATAAAAGTGTCATAATGAAACATAGAGAGCGAGTGATATTATGAAATGTGTCTGGCTTGTTGAAGCGAGGGCTAAAATAGGCCTTACGCAAAAAGAAGTATCCGATAGAACAAACATTTCACGTTCACATTATACAAACATCGAACAGGGGGTACGCCGTCCCAGCCCAGAGACCGCAAAAACAATCGGTGAAGTCTTAAATATTGACTGGCAAAAATTCTATGAATCAAAAAGCTAGTGAATAAGAGGAGATTACCATGAATGCTATAAGACACTGGCGATTAAAATCCGGACTGACGCAGAGCGAAATTGCAAAAACATTAAAAATAGATCGATCAACGATAGCAAAATGGGAAGCAGGGAAATCTCAGCCCAGATTTGATAAATTGCCGCAATTAGCCTCGATTTTATCCTGTAACATCAATGACCTATTTGAGCATTAGACGATTTTAAAGGAGGAATCACATTGAAAATTGAAACCCCTCAATGGGGAAAAGAAGTAAAAAAGAAACTGGTCGACGAGGAGTGCAGCGTCACAGAGTTTGCCAAGCGGATCGGTATGAGTCGGAGTCGGGTTTCCGGTCTAATCAACGGTTCGGCAGTCAGCCCGATCGGCCAGAGGAAAATCTGCGAGTACCTTGGCCTGTATGACTACATTTAAAGTATACCCCAAAAAGAAGGTGAAGTGAATGCCGAGGAAGCACCGGAACATCTATAAAATCGGTCGGGAAGATGCTGGATTGACGCAAGAGCGGGCATCCGAGCTCATCGACATTTCAGTTGAGAGTTTGAGGGCCTATGAAAACAACATCCGGATCCCTCCCGATCCCGTAGTGATCCGGATGATTGAGATCTACGATGCAAGGTATCTGGCGTACCAGCATCTAAAAACCAGCGCTGAGGTCGGAAGAAAATATATGCCCGACATCGAACTCAAGGACCTGCCGATGGCAATCCTGAACCTGCAAAAAGCGGTTGCTGATTATTTAAAGGTGGGAGATGAGGTGATCGATATTGCATACGACGGGGTTATAGATGATGAAGAACGCCCCCGCTGGGAAACGATCCTGCAGATGTTGGATAAGATTTCCGAGGCTATACTGGCTTTAAAATTTGCAAAGGAGTGATGCGGGTGATCACTTAAAATCTTTATGGCAATATCATTTCATCAGCCGATCGCTTGATGAGATGAGACAGAATTCTGGACGGAGTGACCAGCTGATAACTGGAAGATTTGTCTTCCCCTGCGTGCCTGTAGATCATCCAGCGTAGAAAGGAAGTGAGAACATGGCAAGACCCTGTAAAAGAACGATAAGTATCAATACATTGAATCTATTGGCTGATGAAATAGAGAAAGCCGTTAGCGCCTTAGAAAAAGAAAACGGCCAGGGTAACTGGAATACCCAAGCCGTTTGCAGACTCAATAAAGTTTGCGACTATCTTAGGACAAATGAATCATCATCCGATTCATCTATGGAAAGAAAATCTATTGCATCCTGTGGCAATTCATAGTAGTAACCTGTTTTCGGAATCGCGAAGGTAAATACCACACTGTCTAATGTTGTGTATTCACGCAAAATGTTTGTTACAAAATATTCATCTGGTGATACAAACAGGTGGGATACTTTGTCTTTCGGGGCGCAATAAAGCCAAAGATTGTCGCTCAACCTATGATATCTGCTGGAATAATCAGCAATTTTTGTTTCTAATTCCGCAGAAGTACAACGGAGAGTCGAGAGGTCGCAACAAAACATATAGAACAAAAAAACAACTCCTTTCCAACTCGATTATAACATGATAAGTGAAACGGAGCGACAGACAAATAGTAACATCTAGCAGACCAAACAATATGAATAGGACAATCTGTTCTCTCAATAAAATGCAGAAGGGAGGCGATGCAGATGGCGCGCGGAAAGCCACTTACTTCGACAAGCTATGTGAAGCTGCCGGATGGAACAATCAAAGAGATACTCAGAATCGATGAAAATGGAACGGTTACATGGACAATGGATGAAGAAGAGTGGGCCGTGTACCGGGACAAGATGCTTGAACGTATGGGACGGGAAATGTCGCTGTATTATTCCAGTCACCCTGAGAAGGACCCTAGCGTGTGGAGCATAGAATCTACATAATAAAGAGAATCTTCTGTCAGACCGGCGCCTGGCCGGTCGGCTCAAAAAGGACAAGCTTTCATTTGATCATCGGGGCGCAAAAATTGAAGTGAACGATCAAGGAGAAAGCAGAAAAAAGGAGGAAGCATTTGAAAAAGCGAATTGCAGCTGGCCTATGTCTGATTCTAGAGCTGTCGTTCGGAGCGGCAACAGGTTGGATGGTTTCCGTTTGGCTGCTCCCCTATGCCAGGGAACAACGGGGATACAGCGCGGTCGGCGGGGAATGGATCCTCATTCTTGCGGCTGGTGTCTTAGGTGTGTATTTGGCGGATCAATTTATTGACCAGCTCAAGGAGATGAGATTGCATGGCAAACGCAAGGTGCCACAGGTGCAACCGGCGGCTGAAAGACCCGGAGTGCATGGAGGCCGGCTATGGGCGGACCTGTTACAGCAAAACATTCAACCGGCCGTTTCCTTCCAAGGGAAGGACAGCATCATTCCGGTCAACGAACAAAACACCGGGCAGATCGAGCAGTTCAAACGGGTCTCCAGCAAAAGGTGAACCTGTGGAAGCTATCCCTCTTTTGGCGCAGACTGTGGTCTGCAAACGGTTGGCAGACCGGACCCCCAGCGTCAATATCCCACATCTCGTGACGCACCACAGCCCGGATGGATTTGAATGGGGGTATGCCGGCAGCGGGCCGTCCGAGCTGGCGCTCAACATCCTTGTTGTGTACATAGGCGAAAAACGGGCGCTTCCGCTGCATCAGGAGTTCAAGCGAAGCTTTCTAGAGTCCATGCCTTTCGAAGGCGGGACGATCACAAGGGCGGACATTGTCGATTGGCTCAAACGACATGGAGAGGAGGAGCCTTATGGGGTGTGCGCGAATTGAAATCAACCACCGCATTTCGGATGTCAACCTCTTCATCAGCCGGGCAGTTGATGTGCTGAAGCAGAATCCTGGCCGGAGAGACCAGCCGGTGACCAGAAGGTTCGTCTGCCCCTGCGGCTGCATTACAGCTCAGGCAATTATCCGGAATTCCAACGGGGCGCCGTCCGCACGCTGCCCAAAGTGCGGTATGAATTTTTGAAAGGAGGTGTTTCAATTGCGGAATAAAAAAAGCTCCCTGGGGCGCTGGCACGCCGACAAGGAGCAATCAAAACGATACACCTGTATCATACATCATTTTCAGAATGAAGTCAAGAAAGGATCATATCATGGAGTATTTTAATGATTTTGCTGTCGTAGACGGATTTCATGTGCAGCCGGGATTTTTCCGATTTCAGCTGGATGGGACCGATTATTTCTCCAGCGGGATGCAGTGTTACAAACATCTCAAAGCCTACTATTTGGACAAAGATATAGACCAATATTGTGAAGTTTGGCTTGATCCAGCAGAACATCCGATTGCCGAAGTGCTGGCGGAGCGGGATGAAAATGAAAGGTACAGCAAGTTTCAACAATCACTTGGAATAGAAACCGGTTTTACCGACTACTGTTTCCTCGACGATCGGCGGAAGGAAAAGCAGGTATTCGAGTCCTTGATTGGCAAATTCGGACTCACTCCGAAAGAATGCGCCTACATTGCAGAATACATCGTATCGGAAGAGATCACTCCGGAAATCAAAGAGATTACCGACCCGGACGAGTTCGCGGAAGAACTCACGCTTGCCAACTATGGCACTTACCATAGCTGGGCAGGGAGCCATGGCCAAACAGAAAAGGGAACCGTCTTAATTGGAGATCTAAAATGGGGGAAAAGCCTTTCTACGTGTGACCAGCATGACGGGAACGGGGATCCGCATTATGAGGAATCCTATGAAAGACCGAATTTTGATATCACAAAAAAGGCTGTTATACACATTTTTACGGAGATCTGGGATCATTACAACAACAACGATCAAGAGGAAAACACCGATCATATTGTGATCTACAACCCTGCGGAGAGCAGCATAAAAGAGTTGACAACAACTGCGCAGAATGCCATTCAGCTGATCGAGGCATCGAGAAAGGAGAGCCAATGAAACTACTTAAGCTCTCGCTGACAAATTTCCAGGGCATCCCGCACGCGGAGTTCGACTTTGATGGACAAAGCGCAAGCATCTACGGCACCAACGGCACAGGAAAGACGACGGTGTTCAATGCAATGACCTACCTTCTGTTTGACAAGGCGAGCACAGGGGAGAGGAACTACACCCCGAAAACGACCGACCACGACGGCAATGATGTCCACTTCCTCAACCATATTGTAGAAGCCGTATTCCAGAAGGAGGACGGCAGCAGGATCACCTTGAAAAAAGATTACCATGAAAAATACAAGACCAAGAGAGGAGCTTCAGAAAAGCTGATGGACGGCCACGGCGTCGACTACTTTGTCGACGGGGTACCGGTTAAGGAGAAGCAGTTCAACAACATGCTGTGCTTTGAATTCGGAACCATAGAGCAGTTGAAAATGCTCACGATGCCGGACTATTTCTGTGAGAGCCTGGATTGGCGTTCCCGCAGGGAGATCCTGCTGCAGCTCTGCGGGGATGTCACCGATGAAGACGTCATCTCCAGCTGCGAAGAGTTGGGAGATCTCAAAAAGCTATTGCTCAAACCTGGGTCTGCAGATCAGTACTATTCTGTGGATGAATACAAGTTAATCGCGAATGCCACCAAGACCAAACTCAACAAGCAGCTTCAGGAGATTCCCGGCCGCATTGATGAAGCGCAGAGGGCGATTCCAGACACAGAGGGGATGGAGCTGGAAGCGATTCAGAACAAGCTGGATGCCTTGTACGAGGAAAAGAGCGGGTATGAGGCAAAAAAGGTGACAGCCCTGTCCCAGGACAGGATGCTCGCCGCCATCAACGTGAAGATCTCCGAGGCGGAGGCCGGGCTCAAGCGTGCCGAAGCCGAATACCTCCGGCAGCAATCCGAGGAGGGAAGGTCGGTTTACAGCGAGATCGACCGGCTTATGGAAGAGCGGGCAAAGCTCCGTGACCGCCTCCTGGATCTGGAAAAGAAATTGAGGCAGGGCCAAAAAGAATTGGGGAACCTCAACGATACGAGAAAACGCTTGATGGAGGAGTACCGCCGGGAGAAGGACAGGCAGTGGAATGACGAGGACAATTTTTGTCCTACCTGCAAGCGGGAGCTTCCTATCGAGAAAATCAAAAAGGCAAAAGAGGAATTTTACCTGCAGAAAAGCAGCAGGCTGGAGCAGATCAACCAGAAAGGGAAGACGGAGGCCAGCAAGGATCTGATTGCCTCTGCAGAAAAAGAAATCCAAACCAATGCTGACGGCATCCGACAAACCCAGAAAGAAATCGAACAGATGGATGACCGGATGGACAAGCTCTCCTCAAATTTGAGGCAGAGGCCGAAGTTTGAATTTACTGATACATACAATCAGATTTTTACCGAGATCCACAATCTCACCCTGCAAAAACAAAATCAGGAGGAGCTTTCCGCAAAGATCGTGCAGAAGTACGATGATCAACTCGCCGCCCTTCAGGCAAAGATCAATGAACAGGAAAACTACAAGACAATGCTTGAGATTACCCAGGGGCAGCAAAGGCGTATTCAAGATCTGCAAGAACAGGAGCAGGATCTCGCAGGTAAATTTGAAGAGGTTCAGAAAGGAATTTACCTCTGTGACCTCTTTGTGCGGGAGAAGGTTTCACTGCTCACGAGTAAGATCAATTCCAGGTTCCGGACCGTCCGGTTCCGCCTTGTGCAGAATCTCGGTTCCGGGGGAATCCAAGAGGTCTGCGAGGCGCTAGTGCTGGATGACAGCGGCAACCACACGCTATTCTCCTCAGCGAACAAGGCAGCAAAACTCAAAGCCGGTCTGGAAGTGATCCACACTCTGTCCGTCCATTGGAACCGGTCAATGCCGGTGTTTGTAGATAATGCAGAGAGCGTTGTCCGTCTCAAACGGGAGGTAGACCAGCTGATCCGCCTGGTCGTCTCAGAGAAGGATTTAAAACTGCGGACTGTCATTGAAGAACAGGAGGAATCGTAGTGGAAAAAGGAAAACAGGTACTCGCTGAAAAAAAGCCGGAAGAAAACATCCGGCTGGATGAAAACAACATCTTCACGGGGTTCAGGGAATTCCAGGTGGCCCAGAGAATGGCCACTGCGCTTGCGAGCTCGACGATTGTCCCCAAGGACTACCAAAACAACCCTGGCAACTGCCTGATTGCGCTGGAAATGGCGAACCGGCTGAAAACCAGCCCCATGATGGTGATGCAGAACCTTTATGTTGTCAACGGCCGCCCCGCCTGGTCAAGCCAGTACATCGTCGCCATGATCAACAGCTCGCGCAAATACAAGACCGAACTGCAGTATGAGATGAAGGGCAGCCGGACGGATGGTTCACTGGAATGCACCGCCTGGGTCGAGGATTACAATGGCCATCGCGTCACCGGTCCGACGGTCACGATGAAGATGGCACAGGAGGAGGGGTGGATCGGCAGAAACGGATCAAAGTGGAAGACCATGCCGGAAGTCATGATCCGGTACAGGGCGGCTTCGTTCTTTGGGAGACTCAATTGCCCGGACATGATTATGGGGATCTACTCCGAAGAGGAGGCAATTGAGCTGGAACCGTCACAATTTGAGTTTGTGGACCAGGTGAAGGCAGCAGAGCAGGAGATCAAAGATAATGTAGGTAGGCAAGACATTGACGTCGATGTTCACACCGGTGAGGTGATCACAAAGCCAACCGCGCAGACACAGGTTGAGGAGGAATCCGGCGAGCCTGATCTGGAGACCCAGATGAGCATAGAGGAGCCTGATTTTTAATGAGAATTATAGCGCTGGCATCGGGCAGTTCGGGCAATGCTTATGTTATTTCCAACGGGCAAACCAAACTTCTTCTGGATGCCGGTATTCCGATCCGAAAGCTTCAGAAAAAGTGTGAATTTAACCTGATTGGGATTGACGGTTGCTTGGTGACGCACTGCCACAAAGACCATTCAGCGGCCGCACAGGCGCTTACACGGTACGGGATCGATATCTATACATCAAGCGGTACAATCCAGGCTTGTGACCTTTCTGGGCAGCATATCAAGCCTGTGAAAGCGAAGCAATCGTTTTCAGTTGGCTCGTTTGTGATTCTTCCTTTCGAAGTACAACATGACGCGCCAGAACCACTCGGGTTCTTGATCGCTTCACCTACCACAGAAGAAAAGCTGCTGTATTTCACCGATACCTATTACCTCAAATACAATTTTAACGGTCTGACTCACATCATGGGGGAATGCAACTACTCTATCCCTTTGGTTCGAAAAAGTGTGCAAAACGGGCAGATCCCTGAAGCCCTTGCTAAGCGTCTGATCAAAAGCCATATGAGCCTGGAACACTTTAAAGAATACCTACAGGCCACAGACCTATCCAAGGTGAGGCAAATCTACCTGCTTCACCTGAGCGAGAACAACAGCAACAGCAGCTTATTCAAACAGGAAATTCAGAAACTGACTGGTAAAGAGGTGTATGTGTGTTGAAGCACCGGCTGCCATCCGTCACCTGCCGGCAGTGCCGCTACTATACCAGGTGCCTTGAGCACAGCCGGCTCTACCCCTGCACTCTGTTTCAGCGAAAAAAGAAGCACCGCAGAAGATAGGAGCAAGGTATGTCAAGACCTCTGAAAGATGGACTTGATTACTTTTCTAAAGATGTGGATTACTACGATGATTTCAAGATCATGGAGCTGCTCAACGAGTTTGGACCGTTGGGGCAGACGATCTATGATGTAATCGTGACAACTGTTTACGCAAACGGATACTACCTGGCGGCCCCATTAGACCAGATTGCATTTAAAGTGATCCGGACAATAGGAGGCAAGTGGGTAAAAAACAAACAGGTTGTGTTGCAAGTGATTTACTTTTGCTCGGATATAGGCCTTTTTGACAATGGCCTCTTGCAGCAAGGTATTATCACCTCTGCTGGCATTCAGAAACGCTACGCAAAAGCGACTGTTAGAAGGCAATCTAAAAGCAGGAAACCATATTGGTTGTTGGATTCGGACGGCAACCTCTTATTAAATGCACCCCAAAACCAGGTTTCTGCTTACAATAACTCAGTTTCTGTAGACAATAACCCCGTTTCTGTAAACAAGAATGCCATAAAGGAAAGTAAAGTAAAGAAAAGTAAAGAAGAAATAAATAAAGAAGAAATTTCTGTATACAGAAACTCATTGCAGGTTCAGCCGGATGAAATTGACGCTGTAGCCTTATTCGAGGAGTTTTGGAATGCTTATCCGGAACACCGAAGGCAGCACCATGCCAACGCGCAGCGGATCTTCCTCCATCTCCTGCATTTAGATCCTGATGTTCTGCCCAAGGTGATGCAGGGGCTGAAAAGAGCCAAAGGCAGCGAGCAATGGCAAAAAAACAGCGGGCAGTTCGTCCCCTGTCCGGATAAGTTTTTGATGGACCACAGGTGGGAAGACACCTACACTCCATTCCAAAAGGCCAATACTGGCGGAAACGCTCCATCCTACGATTTGGACAGATTGATTCAGCGCGGGATGAGCATTCCTGAGCCTGAAAAATCAGAATGAATCGGATCAGGTGATATGACTCATGGAGGTTGAAGTATGAAAATCTATGCGCAAAAAGGGTCGCGGCTCAACGACGATGACCGCTTGGAAATTGCCCGTCTGCTGATCAAAGCAGGCTACACAGTCCGGATCGGGCGGGAGAAGAAAGATGGCCAAGGCGTTTATCTGAATTTTGTCGAGTATCTGGGGAAAGGGGGACAGAACGGTGAAGAAGCGTAGCTGCAGACTGACCCCTGAAGAGCGGACAACGCACATAAATGCGGTCAAGATCCGCAAGATGACCGATCAACAGCTTGTTACGTTCGTCAACGAACAGTTTTTGAATGGCTTTGAGACAGCCTATGAGCACAGCACTGCAAAATTTCTCGAGTATCTTGAACGGGACATCGGATCTGGAAACGGGATCGGTAAGATCACTTTCAGCCGCCTGCAAAAGATCGCAAAGGAGGGTGGTTTCATTGGGGTATAAAGGCTGGGAGGAGTACAATCCTGCTCAAAAAAATTATAAGGATCCCAGGAAGCAGCTTCAGGGCTCGAAAAATCGTCTCAGAGGCTTAACATTCGAAAACATGATAGATTACTCCTGTTTGCAATACCGCCTCAAAAAACGGGCAGAAATCGAGAAGACGCCGGAGCCACTGGAGATCGAAGGTTCCCCAATTGGACATTCATTTCGTACACACTTTACGAAAAAGGCACAGCCAGATTTCAAAGGGACCCTACGGGGTGGAAGATCAGTTGTCTTTGAAGCGAAAACGGTGCAGAAAAACCGAATCTACCATTCGGCGGTGACTCCGGCTCAGCAAGAGCAGCTCGACCGCCACTATGAATTGGGCGCGCTTTGCTTTGTACTGGTGTCGGTTGGCCTAACAAAATTCTACCGGGTACCGTGGCGAGTCTGGAATGACATGAAGCGGATTTATGGCCGTAAATACATGACACAGGAGGAGCTCGCAGAGTTTCAAGTAGAAGAACGCAACGGAGCCATCTTGTTTCTGGAAGGAGCTTGGCAATGATCATACAAAAGTCGAAGATCTCACTCTTCCTCAGCAATCTCAAGGTATTTGCGTCCCAGGTGACACCTGTGTTCCGTGACGGATCCCTCTTCGCCATGGTGCCTCCAGTTCGGCAAAGCAAATGACCCTCTCGTTTTTTGAGAGGGTTCGGTTTGATAGTTTGTATCAATTGGAATAAAAAGGGAGTGATTTAATGATCCCCATCAATTTGCCAAAGCACGAAAACTGCAAGAACTGTGGTGTCTGCTGTGGTACGATTCCAGTCATGCCATACGAGCTACAGGAGATCATGTCCTACTTAACCCAGCACCCGTTGGTCAGGCATCAGGCGCAGCAGAACAGCCACCAGCTCTTCACCTGTCCATTCAGGGATGAAGCAAACAAAAAATGCATTGTTTATCCCGTGCGTCCGATAATTTGCAGAATGTGGGGCGTGTGTGATCGTCTTGACTGCCCCCATGGAAATACGGCACACATTGATGGCCGGCCGTATATCCAGGATCACGACTGGGAGAAGATGATTGTTATAAATCTATTGGATTGGGAGGAAGCGGAATGATCATGTCACCAATTATGTTTGCCGTATTCACAGGTTGCATCTTAGCGGCTGGAGCCGCATCAACTGCAGTTGTTTTGCTGTTGTTGGAGCGATATCCTCAGAGAAAGGAACAGAAAAAATGGGAAGAACCAAAGAACAAAAGCTAATGATTGCAAAGGCGTTCTGCTATGATAATAAACTCACTCTGGAGCAAATGGATAGGATCTGGGAGTTCATGCTTGATAAAAACTGGAAGGTTGCGAAACTGACAGACGAGGGCCTTGACTGGACCGATTTAAACCCAGTCGCCATGACTTCTCTCCTGGATCTGTACCATCAGGCTTTGGAGAAAGGAAAATTGAATGATGCTCTGCTCCATGGTCAGTTGCAATGCACGCTTAAACCGGGAGATTTAGTAGTGATGGCCGGTTGCCCGGAAGCGAGAACCTACGAAGGCGAGGTGTGGACCGTAGCAAGTGATCCTTGGATCGAGGATGGGTCAGAGGTCATCCGCCTCAAAGACTACAAGGGCGGATTTCTGGTAGATCATCTTTTGAAAATTGAATGCTAAGCTGCAAATAAAAAAGAAGGAAGCTCTCGCTCCCCCCTGAACAAATTCTATTATACACAATCACTTCAAATTGTGCAAGAGCGGAAGGAGCGAGAGGAATGGAACTACATAACCAGGTTATCATATCGATGGACAGTCTCATGGAACTGGTCGCAGAGGCCGCGGCCAAAACGGCGATCGGTGTCTACAATGAGGAACACCAAATGAAACAGAAGGAGCGACGCCGCCAAATCCTGCGCAATACGAAGTTGCTGCTTGAGAATTACCGGTCTTTTAAAACGCATATTTCCAGATCGGTCTATGACCTTTCAACTGCGACTGAAAGTGCAGTGGATCTACTGGACATGATGTGGGATGGAACGGGAAACACGCTCAACATTCAAAGCATTAAACAAAGTGTCCTCCGGACCGCAGTCATCATGGACCATATCACGAAAATGCTGAAAATCTATAAAGGATATTGCAGACAATCTACCCCGGAAGCCCAAAGACAATACCGGGTGATCCGGAAAATGTACGTCATGGACCCGCCCTTAACAGTAGAACAGATTTCTGCCGAGGAGAATGTGGATGTGAGGACGGTTTACAGAGATATTAACGTCGCCTGTAAAGCTCTCAGCCCCCTGTTTTTTGGTATTGATGGAATTCAGAGATGACTTCCCATGTCAAAAACCTGTCATTGACCTGTCAATCAAACCGTCGTATAATAGAGAGTGTAATATTCTGTTCTAAAGGCCATCTTCCGGTTTCCGGAAGGTGGCTTTTTTAATGTCCAAAATGCGGTACAACATAAATTGAGGAAGGGGGTGATCGATCGGTGGACAACGATGAAAAGCGCAAACTTGCCCGTAAGGATTGGAAAAACGGGATGAAATACAAAGAGATCGCAGAAAAGTACCAAGTCTCTTTGAGCTGCGTAAAGTCATGGGCATCCCGCTATTGGAAAAAGGATAAGGTTGCGTCTTCAAAAAAGAAAGTTGCAACCAAACGCGGAAAGAAGTCGCAACCATCTGGCGAGGAGTCGCAGCCGCGCAGGCCGCCGGGCGCTCCCTTGGGAAACCGCAACGCAGTGGGCAACTGCGGTGGTGCGCCGATCGGAAATAAAAACAACTACAAGCATGGCCTCTATGAAACCGTCTATTGGGATACTCTGACCGATGATGAAATTGAGATGCTTCAGGGAATGGGCTTTGATGAGGAGGGCCTGTTGAAACAGCAGATCGCCCTTCTCACTGTTCGGGAGCGAAGGCTCTTAAAATCCATTGAAACCTACAGAGGACAAAAAAGTGGCTCTGAGCTGGACAGCGTAGTGAAACGGAAACTAAAAATCCAAGGCAATGTCCTAGAGGATGATTTCCAAAAACAGGTTGAAACAACGACTAAAACCCTTCCCACCTTTGATGTCATTTACAAGCTCGAAACCGAGCTGACCCGGGTGCAGGCTAAAAAGACAAAATGCATTGAGGCCTTGAATAAGATCAGAATGCTGTATGATCCGTATGTGAATTCGCTGGGGACACCGGCGGCAGCAGCCGACCCGCTGCAAGAAGATGCGGAGGCAGTGGTTGTTTATATACCGGAGAATGGGAGGAAAAAAGAGTGATTATCAGACCACAGCCCGGGCCGCAGGAAACTTTCCTCTCCAGCCCGGCCGACATCGTGATCTACGGCGGTGCGGCAGGCGGAGGTAAATCCTACGCGTTGCTCTTGGAACCGCTGCGGCATATCAACAATTCAGATTTCGGCGCAGTGATTTTTCGAAAAAACGCAAACCAGATTTTCAGCACTGGCGGCCTTTGGGATACTGCGGTGAAAATCTACGTATCATTGAAAGGGAAGCCGAGTCGCAGTCCAAAACCGACTTGGCGCTTTCCCTCTGGGATGAAGGTCGGGTTTGCCCATCTGGAATATGAGAAGGATCTGTATGCCTGGCAGGGCTCCCAGATCGCGATGATCGCCTTTGATGAGCTGACTCACTTTTCAAAGTCGCAGTTCTTTTACATGCTCTCTCGAAACCGTTCCACCTGCGGTGTCCGCCCCTATGTCCGGGCAACAACCAACCCGGATGCCGACTCCTGGGTGGCAGAATTCATTCAATGGTGGTGGGATCCTAAGACAGGGTATCCGATTAAAGAGCGCAGCGGGATCATCCGATACATGGTCCGCCTCAACGATGTGATCCACTGGGCGGACACCCCGCAGCAGCTGGTGGAGCAAACCGAGTGTGACCTTAATGACTGCAAGAGCGTTACCTTCATCGCATCTTCGCTCAAGGACAACCAGATTCTGATGAAGAATGATCCAGGATACCTCGCCAATCTCAAGGCACTGCCTCTGGTCGAGCGGGAACGCCTGCTGTCCGGCAACTGGAAGATCAAGCCTGCCGCAGGTATGTACTTCAAACGCAGCCAGATCGGAGCGTTCCTGGATGAAGTACCCAACGATGTGCTTCGCTGGGTCAGAGGCTGGGATCTCGCAGCAACAATCGATTCGGAAACTGGAAAGCCGGCAGCAACTGCCGGTGTGTTGATAGGCAAGCGAAAAAGCGGGCGTTACGTCATTGCGGACGTTGTGAATGTGCGACTAAGCGCTATGGATGTCCGAAAGACAATCAAGAACACCGCCTTGATGGACAAGGCAAAGTACCGCAGGGTGAAGATCAAGCTGCCTCAGGACCCTGGACAAGCTGGAAAAGACCAGGCGGAGAGCTTCATCAAATTTCTGGCTGGGTTTGATGTCATGACAGAGCGAGAGTCCGGAAGCAAGGAGGCCCGCGCTGAGCCGATGGCAGCCCAGTGGCAGGCCGGAAATTTTGATGTTGTTCTCGGTCCATGGAACGAAGAATATCTGAACCAACTGGAGAGTTTTCCTGAGAGCGTATTTAAGGACATGGTGGATGGCTCCAGTTCAGCGTTCAATGAGCTGGAAAAGGGGAACACATCCAGCCCGCCGGTGCCCACGGAAGTCCTGGCAAAACATAGTTATTGGAATGGGAGGTGAGAACCAAAGATGGCTGGACTATTTAGGGAACAGGGAAAGATCGGGCAACGCCGGTCTTTTGGCACTTTTTTTGAAGAATTCCTCCCCGAGCTGAGGGGCAAAAAGGGCATTGAAGCCTACCGGGAGATGGCGGACAACGACGATATTGTCGGCGCGATCCTCTTCGCCTTAAAGATGCTCATCCGGCAGGCGAGTTGGAAGGTGGATCCCGGCGGCGATACGACGGCTGACATTCAGGCAGCCGAATTTGTGGACAGCTGCCGAAACGATATGCAGGACACCTGGAGCAGCACCATGTCGGAGATCCTCTCCTTTCTGGTCTATGGCTGGTCTTATCACGAAATTGTCTACAAACGCCGCATGGGGAGGAGCAGAGATCCAAAGCATCGCAGCAAGTTTGATGATGGCCTGATTGGATGGAGTAAGCTGCCGATCAGGAGCCAGGATACATTGTGGGAATGGGCCTATGACGAGGGGGACAACCTTCTGGGTTTGTGGCAGGCCCCTCCACCTCTTTATGAGCACATCTTTATTCCGCGAGAAAAGGCGCTGCATTTTGTGACAGAAAGCAACAAGGGCAATCCAGAAGGCCGCTCCATACTTCGCAACGCCTACCGGGGCTGGTATTTCAAAAAGCGAATTCAGGAGATCGAAGGAATCGGGTTGGAACGCGATCTGGCAGGTTTCCCAGTCCTAACCGCACCGGAAGGAATGGATATTTGGAATACGGACGATCCTGACATGGCAAAGGCTCTGCAAGCCGCAGAGGCAATCGTTACCAGCATCAAACGGGACTCCAGAGAAGGGCTGGTGCTTGCACCGGGCTGGACGTTGGAACTGCTCAGCGCGGGCAGCCGCAGGCAGTTTGATACAGGGCAGATCATCGAACGGTATGACAACCGGATCGCCATGACTGTGCTCGCCGATTTTATTTTCCTCGGGCATGAGAATGTGGGCAGCTTCGCCTTGTCAAGCGACAAGACGGAGCTGTTTTCAGTTGCCCTTGGGGCATATTTGGACATGATCTGCGAGGTGTTCAACTCACAGGCCATCCCCAGGCTGATCGATCTCAACGAGAACGCTTTCAGAGGGATAACTGACTATCCCGTGCTGTGCCACGGGGACATTGAAACCCCCAACCTCACCGAGTTGGGCAAGTTTATTTCGGATATGGTCAATGCATCGGTTCTGATACCGGATGACAGCCTGGAAGACCATGTGCGCGGGGTAGCCAGCCTTCCACCGCGACAGGAAAGCCCGGAAAGTGAGCCGCGAGCGCCGAAAGGCAAACAGCCGCCGCAAGAGAACGCTCCATCCAGTGATGAAGATGAGGACACCCAAAAAGCCGTACAGGCCCGGAAAAATCTGCTCAGCGGTGAGTATAAGGAGCGGTGATAACAATGCCTATTTTGTTTTATGGCACTGTGGTGAAAGCTGCTTCCCGTGACGATGTTCTTAAACTGCTACGGTCATTCCTCGATCAAAGGGAGAAATCCTTAGTGCGGATCCTTGTACGATTTTGGGATGAGCAGAAAAAGGCGATCACCTACAAGGAGATCCGGGAGGCCATTTTAAACGGGTCGCTCGACATTGATAAACTGACAGTATGGCAGGAGGATTACGCGGTATTTGTAGCAAAGATCTTAGCCCCAGAGTGGGCCAAGGCAATGAACGCGGGGATGAAGCAGCTCAAAGAGAGGTTCCCCGGATGGGAATATGATGTGACTTCCGACCGCATTGCCCGCTTTGTGAGTGAACGGAGTGGGCTTTTTGTGACCAACTGTGCGCAGAACCAGCTGGAAGCCCTCAATGAGCTGCTCAAGATGGCAGTGGATACGGGTATGCCAGCCGACCAGCTGTCCCGGGCGATCCGCCCGCTGATCGGGCTCACTAAGCGTCAGGCGGCCACGAATTTTCAGTATTACTGTGATCTTCGAGCAGGCGGGACTGGACACAAGGCCGCTTTGGACAAGTGCATCCGGTTGGCGGGAAAACAGCACCGATATCGGGCGATGAACATTGCCCGGACAGAACTCGCCTGGGCCTACAACAAAGGCGAATATGCCGGCGTGAAGCAGGCACAGGCGGAGAAATTGCTCGGAGATCTAAAAAAAGTGTGGTGTACAGCGGAAGACGAACGGGTATGCAGCATCTGCGGGGAGCTTGACGGCCAGGAGGCCCCGATGGAGGGCAGCTTTCAGTTTCCAGGCGACAGCCTGTGGGCAGGGTTCAAGGAAACACCACCAGCACACAACGGCTGCCGCTGTGTGCTGCTGTACATAGAAATCAAATCGCCTTTTGGGGCAGAAAGAAGGTGAACACAATGAAAGCACAATTTTTTTCGGAACTGTTGAAAACACTTCCAGATCCTCTGCCAAATGGCACAAGTGAACACAAGGAGTTTGCAATTGCAAAAACAGTTGACGATCAGCACCTAGTCTTTGGATGGGCGAATATTGCCTTCAAAGCGGACGGCGAGCAGGTCTGTGATCTGCAGAGCGATCTGATTGACACCGAGGATCTTGAAAAAGCTGCCTACATCTATGCCACGAACTACCGCGCGGGTGGCGAGATGCACATTCAGGATATGGCGCACAAAAATATTGGGACCATGATCGAGAGCTGTGTCTTCACCAAGGAAAAACAGCTCGCCATGGGTCTTCCGGAGGGAGTCGTCCCAGAAGGTTGGTGGATTGGTTTTAAGATCCACAGTGATGAAGCCTGGGACAAGATCAAGGACGGCACTTACAAGATGTTTTCCATTGAGGGCACAGGTGTTCGTGAGGAGGTTGGCGAGCAAGATGAATAGGTTAAGAAGAACGCCGCAATACGGCGTTTTTTATCGTAAAGCCATAGAAAGGAGGTGTAAGCGATGAAGAAAACCAAACTGAAATGCCTGAAAGTAACCAGTGTGGATCTCTGCCCGCAGGGAGCCAATCCGGAAGCGCATATCGAGTTATTCAAAAGTGCTGGTGAGCCTGCGGTAAAACAGCCTGAACGAAACAATTTGCTCAAGAACATTGGGTACCTTTTTGGGAAACTGCTCGGCAAAACACCAGATGAAATAGATCAAGTGATCAAGGATACAAATCCCCTTCAAGACGATACAGGCGGGCAAGGACTGCAATGTATCAATGATGATTTCTGGGAATTCACCTATGCGCTGCAGAAAAGCCTGAACTCAATTATTTTGGATGACAGCCTGGATCACGGCCAAAGAATCACCATGATGGCAGAGTCAATTTCCCAATTCAATGATATGATTTCCAAAGCCGCAACAAAATGGGTCGATGGAGAAACAGTGATCAACAAGGCCTGTGGCGGTCGAAAGGAAAGGCTGGAAGCCCTTCAAACCAACATCGCCGAAGCTCTGAAAAATTTGGATCAAGGCGACGGAGGGAAAGCAGAGAGAAATACGCAATTTGGAAAAGGAGTGAGCGAGATGAAATTTGAGAAAAGCAAAATGAGCCCGGTAGAGCTGTTGGCTCTGGAAGAACTGGAAAAAAAGTACGCGGTGCAAGAATCGGCTATTTCGTCTGCCAGTGCAGAACAGGGAGGTGATCCCGTCCCTGCCGAGCCTGCAGGGACGCCGGCAGTGGAAAAAAACTCTACATCGAATGGCCAAGATGTTGCCAAAGCAATGGCTGAAATTGAGAAACTCAGGGAGGAAGCGCTACTTCAAAAAATGACTGCAGTTTCCCAGAAATACACGCCTCTCGGAAAAAAGGCGGAAGAGCTCGCCCCAATCCTCGTGACCATGCACAAAGCAGGCGAGGAAGCCTACAACAGCTATGTCACTACTCTGGATGACAGTCTTAATTTGATTGAAAAAACCGGACTGTTCAGCGAAGCGGGCAGTTCCCGACCCGGCGACATTGGAGAAAGCTGGGGAAAGGTGGAAGCAGCTGCATCAGCACTCATGAAATCAGAGCCCAATCTGACTTATGAGCAGGCAATTGTGAAGGCCGGTGAGATGAATCCCGAGCTCATCAGCGAATACGAATCCAACCGATAAAAACAGAATAGGAGGAATAGAGTATGTACGATACCAGTACCATCAACACGTCCGCCACGATCGTCGCACCTACTGGAGTTGCAATCCAAGATGGCAGCTTCTTGGCGGTCAAATTTAATGATGCGGGAGCTTTCGTTCTTGCAGCTGCAGGGGATGTCCCGGTCGGAATTATCCCTGGAGGCGTGCAGGACACCTTGAGTGCAGGTGAGGACCTCACCGTACAGATCAAGGATATCGGACTGTGCAAGGCTGGCGGTGTCATTAAAGCGGGCGCACTTGTAGCCTGTGGAGCGAATGGTGTCTGCGTTACGGCGGCAGCCGGTGCTAACGTTTTGGGCCAGGCGCTTACCCCTGCGACAAAAGCAGGTGATGTGATTCAAGTGCAGCTGTTTAAAGGTGGCTGCGCAAAAGCTAGTGCATGATGAAAGAATGAACAGGAGGAATGAATAAGATGTTTGATATGGCAAATACGCAAACCATTCAGGCGGCGGTCAGCAAGGGCTGGAAGCCAAACGCCTACCTGACCAACATGTCGATCGCCTACTTCCAGAATCAGAGCGACTATGTGGCAACCCGGATGTTTCCGATGATTCCAGTGCAGCTCTCCACCAGCAGCTACTATATTTTCAGCCGCGCGGATCTCGCACGCGACAATGTGGCGCGCAAACCCGCCCTTGGAAAAGTCCAGCCGATGGTCATCAGTTCTGACACCGACACCTATCGCTGTGATGTCGACCAGGTTATCCTTGGCCTGGACCAGATCGCACAGACCAACATTCAGCGTGCGAACACGCCGGGTGCATCCGATCCGAGAAAAGCAAAGGTACGGGTGGCAACCGAGCAGATCATGACGCATCTGGACCGCGTTTGGGCGGGTAATTTCTTCAATGATGGGGTTTGGACCAACACCTGGAGAGGAGTTGCCTCCAATCCGACTGGGAAACAGTTCATCAAATTCGGCGATGCGAATTTTGACCCAGTGCACTTCTTTGACCAGCGCAAGGATGAAATCCGAAAGGTCGGCCGCCGTATGCCGAACAAGCTGGCGCTCGGCACCAATTCGTGGATTGCGCTGAAAAACAATCCGAATATTCTTGAACGTGTTATGGGCACCGGCAGCACCCTCAACCCGGCACGCGTCACGCTTCAGGCGGTTGCTGAGCTGCTCGGTTTCGATGAAGTCATGGTGTGCAGCAGCACCTATAACGCCACTGGTATCGGGCAGGCAGAAGATATGCAGTATATTTGCGACAGCAACGGCGCTTTGATGGTCTATACCCCGCCGTCCGCCGCGATCGACACTCCTTCCGCTGGATACACCTTTGGTTGGGATATGCTCGGCAACGGCCAAACAATTGCCTTTGATCAGTTCGCAGGGGAGAAAGGGACGCATGCGGAGTTTATTGAGGGCCTTTGCTCCACCAGCATGAAGATTGTTGCGCAGGATCTCGGCATGTACTTTGCCGAATGCGCCTAAGGAGGAACTATGGTAGGATACAAAATTTTAAAGCCCTGTTTGCTGGCAGGGGTGGAGTATCAGATCGGTGCAATTGCCCCTGCGGGGGCTGTGCTTCCCGAACGGGAGGGCAGCTTGATTCGCAGGGGCTATCTTGTGCGGCTGGATATACCGCAGCCTGCTTTACCTGAAGGGAACGTCACACCGATTCAGAAAGGAATAACCATCCATGTCGGCCAGGATCAAGACATGACAACCGTGGTGTTGAATGAGAGGGCCCTGCAGCAATTCTTTGACATTCTTCAGAGGACGGCAGAGGAGAGCGTCAGATTTGTTCAGCAAATTGAAACCGTCGACATTCTGCCTTTGCTCGTTCAGGCAGATACTCGCAAAACAGTGCGAGATGCCGCGACAAAGAGGATGAATCAGCTGGTAAACAAGAATCAAGAGGAAGATAGGCCGGATGAGGAAAAAACAGGTGATTCAGAATGGACTATACCTACAACCCCGAAGATATCATAAATCCGGGAAAAGACCGCATGCGGTTTGAGCTTGGCGACACCGTCGTGGACAAGGAGCACGAGGCCGCTGCGTTGTCGGACCAGGAGTATATCGCAATCATCACCGCAGCATTTGAAAATGAAAAAGGCTGGAAATATGCGAAACTAAAATGCCTGGAAGCGATCTGCATGAAGCTCAGTTTTGAGGTTTCCACCACTATCGGACCGCTGGAATACCAATATGGACAGCGGGCGGAGCGCTGGCGACAGCTTTATCAGGAGATGAAACTGGAATTCCGAACGTCCAGCGCATTCCCTTCCCTCGGTAAACAGAGTGGACAGGACCCGTATTTTTATACGGGAATGCATGAGAATTTGAGAAGAGGTGAGTGAGATGCATCATTTTCACCGGCCGGGTCAGGCATTGATCTGCTTTCAAATCCTACGTCCTTTGAACGTTGTGACTGAACGTGGGCGTATTCGTCAAAGAGGAGATCAAATTGTGGAACACATATGCGCTGTGTTGGCGCAGGCCGACCCAAAGCAAAAAGAACAATGGAAGCAGCAAGGACATCCAATATCCCATGTAATCGTGCAGAAATTGCGGGGAGTGACCGCCCAAACAGGAGATATTCTCTTATACAGAAACCAAAAATTTGAGGTGCAGGGCTGTCAGAATCCTGGAGAACTGAATCACTACATGCTGTATTACTGCATGGAAAGGCTGGACAAGAATGGGTAAGGCGGCCGACCAAATGGGCCAGAATGCAAAGCGGGCAGTGGAAGAGATTGAGTCACAGATAATATCCCGAACTACCCGTGCAAGCCTTGTGCTGCGCAACAACGCAAAGTCGGTTCTCCGCGGACAGCGGCACGGTCGAAGGTACAGAGTGCCATATACCAAACGGTTTTACACCGCGTCTGCGCCAGGAGAACCACCGGCAGTGCGCACTGGGGCTTTCCGGTCAAGTTGGAGAATGCAGCCAAGAACAGAACGGGTAAACGGAAATCTATTGACGCACGCTCGAATTGTATCCGGCCTGAAGGTGAACGGTCACAGGTTGGGCGACTTGCTTGAAAACGGAACTACTCGCATGGCACCTCGCCCATACAAAAAGGACATCATAGATAAGTCAACTGGGCAGGTTCAGCGCATTTTCAAAGCACCATACTTGCGATAAGGAGGATATATGATCGAATTGATTTTTCAGCGGCTGATTTCTAATACAGGATTGACTGAAAAATTGACCACCTACCGGGATGCCCCTGCTGTGTTTTATCAAAATGCGCCGGTAGACACCGACACCCGGTGGGGAACCCCGCAGTATCCCCGGATTATCTTCCTGGTTGAAATGCAGGATGATCCAGAGCGCAACGTCAGCGGGCAGATGGCTGTTGAGATCCAATGCACCGGCCGGACCTGCGAGCCGGAGGAGATCGAGTCTGCGGTCCTCGGCCTGCTGGACAATGTCTTTTTCACTGATGACAGACAAGTCACCACTGCAGTGACCTGGAGAAATACAGATGCATTCGATGAACCTGGGGATGTTATGGGAATGGTTGTGTGGTTCGATATCATCGAGTTTCCGGTGCAGTCAACCTATACTGATCCAGATCCAATTCTGTCCTTACAGGACTGGACGAAACGATTCTACCCGAACATTCTCAGGATCGGACAGGATCTACCGGAGATTTATCTACCCGCGGAGGAGCAGCCGGCTGTCTATTGGAGATTTGAACGGATGGCAAACTCCGGACGGGACAGCTGGCAGGTGAGGTGGTTTGACATATCCATCGCCGGTCACATTATTGCCCCAGACTACGCAACGGCGGTTTCGATCGCCAACCAAATGATTGTCCGGATTCAAATGAACGGCAGAATTTCCCTGTTGGATGGGAGTTGGATGATGATTGACCGAATCCAAAACCAACCAGGCGCCCATCCGCTCAAAGAAGGACAGATAAAAATGATTGGAAGGTTTGGTGTGCTTTCAGTGGAACAGGATGCGCCGCCGCTCCGACCGATTATGGATTTAAAAGAAAGGAGTGTGACTCATGAGTGAAACAAAGCAAACTGCAGCCGCAAACAAGGCCATCGCGCCAAAGCCAGATGTTTACTCAATTGAGGACCTGTGTGCTGCTGGAGGCAAATTACAGGCGTCTCAGGACATTATTCGTGCCGCCTTAGTGGAACAGGGAAAATCATCTGCAACCTACGAAGAGGCGGCAGCAATCGTCAAGAACTTCAAGGAAAGAGAGGTTAAACACTAATGGGTGGATTTTTTAATGCCGGGGAACAGAAAATTCGGTCCGGTGTCTATCAGCGCATTGAGAACAACGGTGGAGCAATCACAGCGGGCGCGGTGGACGGCATCTGCGCTGCAGTCTTCAAATCTGATTGGGGGCCGCTCGGCACCGTGATGGTTCTCGCATCCGAAAACGATCTCAATAAGCATTTTGGCAGCGGGCAGACGGTAGACGTTGCGGTCGAACAGTTCCGAGGTGGCGCCAGGACGGTAAAAGCGGTTCGGTTGGGAACTGGAGGAACGGTGAGCAAAGTATCGCTCAAAGACAATGGGGCGTCCGCAGTCAGCGTACTGGATGTAGAGAGCAAGTATCCTGGTACCAGATCCTTTTCGGTCACAGTGCGAGATGCGTTGGAAGATGAGACAAAGCGGGAAGTGCTGATCTTTGAGGGGACCTACCAGAGAGACAAGTTCTCGGTTGCCAAAGGGGACAACGAAGTGAGTGGACTGCTCGCGGCTTTCGAGGAACAGGGAAGCGATTGGGTGAACATCAAAAAGGCGTCCTCCTACAAAGATGGGGCTCTAGCCGCAGTCAATCAAACAGAAATGACGCCTGGAACCAATCCCACAGTGACCAACGAGTCTTATTCGGAAGCATTCAGCCTCCTCGAATCTCAGGACTTCAACCGCCTGGCAATCGATAGCGAGGAAACGGGGGTGCATCTGACGCTTGCCAGCTACATGAACCGAATGTACGGACTTGGAAAGCTGACCGTTGCGGTGATCGGCGAGCCCTCAAATGTAGATTTCTCCACCCGGGCACAGCACGCAGCAGCGTTTAACTCCGAGCTCATCGAGTATGTTGGTGGCGGATTCTACGATACGGCCGGTAACAAGTACGAGGGATATCGAGCGGCCGCTCGGGTCAGCGGGATGTTCGCGTCGATCTCCTCCAGTGGGAACTTCACACACGCTGTGGTTTCCGGCGCTGACATTGTGACTGAGACTCTCACCAATTACCAGTATGAGACAGCAAAACAAAGTGGCATGATTCTCTTCTCCACCAGCGCAAAGGGCGCCGTGTGGATTGATGAGGCGATTAACACCTTAGTCTCCCTGCCCGAAGACAAGGATGCCGGCTGGAAAAAGGTTAAACGTACAAAAATCCGTTTTGAGCTCATCAATCGCATTAATGAGTCAATCTCTGAACTGCAGGTACGGAATAACAACAATGGCCGTTCTGCGGTCATACAGACCGCCCAGGGCGTCTGCAACGACATGGTTGGGGAGGAAAAGCTTGAATCCGGCGCCCTTGTGGAGCTTGATTCCAACAACCCGCCGCAGGGTGAGTCCGCGTGGTTTACCATCACAGCGGATGACATCGATGCGCTTGAAAAGATCTATCTGACCTTCCGGTTCAGATTCAGCAGCTAAAGGAGGAATGAGTCATGAACAACGAACAAAGCATTCTGGACACCAGGAGACTTTTGAGCGGAAAGGATGGGCGGCTGTTTGTCACCACAAGCTCCGGCACACAGATTTTTTTGGCTGAGGTGGACGACTTCACTGCCAGCTTGAACATCAACAACACGGACTATCAGCCAGTGGGTAGCGCACTTTCATTCGCAGTGCCCACTGGCTATACGATTTCTCTTACCCTGGTGGAAGCTGTAGTGAGGGATGACGTGATGCTCAAAGAGTTGATTGACGATTTGAGAAACGGAAAATTTCCTTTCTGGGACTTCCAGGGTGCGATCACCCGCTCAGAAGACGAAGAGGAACGTCAGATCTTCCGAAACTGTATTCCAGATGGTCAGATTGACCTCATGAACCTCAAGCCAGGCGAGATCATCAAGAGAAATTGGAATTTCCGCGTCAATGGGATGCCAGAGTATCTGAGCTTGTTTAAAACCGAAGTATAATACGATACGAATAGACGAAATGGAGGAAATATTACATGGCAAATGAAAAAGAACTGCTTTCGAAGGAGGAGATCCTGATGAACGAGGACGCCCTGATCTCCGGCCTGCTTGAAGCCGCGAACTACAAAACGGATGAATCGGTGGTCAAGACCGTTCGGATCCAGCGCCCCACGGGAAAACTGGATGCAAATGGGGAGCAACAAAAGAAGCTGCTGTTCCAATTCCACATCCGCCCTCTCGGTGAAGATGAGCTCTTCACCATCCGCAAGCAGTCTACCAAGTACAGTCAAAACCCAAATGGCCCCAAATTCCCCCGGATTGAAGGAGAAATTAGGATCGCCGAGTTTCGTTCGAGGAAAATCTATGCTGCCACTGTCAAGGAAGACCGGGAAAAGCTCTGGAATAACCAGAAGGTGAAAAACAGCCTCGGCGCCATGGAGGGCTGGGAGGTGATTGACCAGGCCCTGATGGCTGCCGAAAAGGACGCGGTTCTCGATCTGATCGATGAAATTTCAGGTGAAAATACCGATCTTACCGACTACCTAAAAAACTGATTTCGGCCGGGGGTAAATGCTACCTGATGGCAAAGGTGTTTTGGGCAACAGGTAGGACGTTCACCGAACAGCTTGCCTGGTCCGAATTAGACCGCACGTTCGCGATGGCCGCCGCAATCCAGGAGATCGAAGAGCGGTCAAAGCGGATGTCGGGTTTTACCCACGGTATTGATACATAACAGGAAGGGAGGAAACACCTTGCCTTCAAACAACGAAGATGTCGTCATTATCGATATATCCGCCCGGTTTCAGGACAAGACGGAACCCGGTGTATCGAATTCCAGAAAGAAGGTCGACAAATTTGAGGAGTCTATAAAGAAGACTCAAAAGGAAATCGACAAGCTCAACAAAATGAAGTGTAGCGTGGAGATGACAGCCAAAGACAAGGCGCTCTCCGTCGCAAAAAAGACAGCTCTGCAGATCAAGAAATTGACTCTGCAGAGCTTTTCTTTTGTCCTTTTGGCCAAGGACAAAGCCTCGAAAATCATTGACTCAGTCAAACAAAAGGGAAAACAGCTTGCTGGTAAAACAATTTCGATCACTCTGAAAGCGGTGGACCTGGTGACCCGGCCGATCCGGGCAATCCTATCTGGACTAAACTCGGCTTTGGGTCTTTTGGGGATCAGCGCCGGAGTGGCAGGGGGAATTGTGATCCCCCTGCAGATGGAAGCAAAACAGCAAAACATTGAGACAGCGTTCGAGGTACTGCTCGGTTCAGCTGAAGCAGCCAAACAGCGGGTGGAGGAACTGACCACTTTTGCGGGGAGCACCCCGTTCACTCGAGATGAAATCTATGAGTCCAGCCGGATACTGCAGGTCTTCACCGGAAATGCATTGTCAACTGGAGATGGCCTCAAAATGGTCGGAGACATAGCAGCGGGTACCCAGCAGGAATTTGGGGATGTCGCACTATGGATCGGACGAATGTACGATGCCATGAAGAGTGGCAATAAGATCGGGGAGATGACCAGCCGACTGCAGGAGATGGGAGCCATCAACGGCGAAGCGCGAAAACGACTTGAAAAGCTCGCTGAATCTGGCCAGGACATCTCGAAGAAGTGGCCGAAAGCGACGAAAGAGTTTCAGAAGTTCGATGGGATGATGGAGAAGATGTCTGGAAACCTTTCTAATCTGTTTTTGGGTGTAAAGTCATTTTTTAACAACAACATTCTGAAACGGATGGGAACGGGGTTGTCAAATGCCTTAACTCCCGCGCTTGAAAAGTTTCGTGAGTGGCGTAAACAAAATCCAGAGACAATCCAAAGGATGGGGGACACAATTGAAAAGACTGTTGAGCAGTTCACCTCATCCGCAATCCAAAAAGTTGAGCAGTTGATGGGAAAAATTTCAGACATTACTTCATCTCAGGAATTCCAAAATGCGGATTTCTTTGGAAAGATTCGCATTCTCTGGGATGAAATTATTGCAAAACCCTTTGGCGAATGGTGGGAAACAGATGGCCTAACTTGGGCGAACGATGCATCCAGTAAAATCGGAAAAGGGCTGGGCTCCGCGCTGGAAGCTGGAATATTAACCCTGTTGGGAGTGGATCCAACCGGGGCATTAGAGAACGGCACATCGATCGGATCCTCCTTTGCGGATGGATTCCTCGAAGGATTCGACGCAAAGAAGGTACTTGATGCCATTGTTGAGAAATTTAAATTAATGTTTAAAGACGCAGGGACTTTGCTTTCCGATGATCCCTCCAGCACGAGCTGGTTTTCTGCACTAGTTCTTGGGTTCCTGTTTAAAAAACTGGGAGGATTTAAACTTCTCGGCGGCTTGGGCAAAGGAGCAGGATGGCTGGGGAAAAAAATCTTTTCGGGTTCAGGGAAAGATGGAACGGGGCTCCCGGTAGAAGGCGGACAGGGAAAATCCTATGGATCGTTTAACACCGAGACGATGAACGTTACAGCAAATGTGGTCAATGTAAATGGAAAAACAAGTGGCTCTGGCTCAGGCGGCAGTGGAGATGGTAAAAGTGTTGCAGATACCGCAAAAAAAGCACTTCAAGGCGCAGCAGCAAAAAAAGCGATCCAAAAATCAATCGAGGTTGGAGCGCAAAAAGGCTTAGAAACAGCAACCAGAAAAGGGATAGGATCGGTTGCTGAAAAATCCTTACAAACAGGTGCAAATAGCTTAATGACAGATGCTGCTGGAGTTTACGCGGGATACGATTGGACGATGGGAATTGGATATGGTGTATTGGCATTGGGCGCCCTTGGAATCATTGATGAAATGAAAACCAGATATACCGCAGGAAAAACGCAAGAAGAAACTGTAGATAACTATCGAGAATTCCTGGAAAAAAAGTCGGAAGGAAAAGATGTAATATGGTATGCAGGTAATCATAGACAAGGTGTTGCTGGAAACTATATAGAATCTGAAAATGGTATGGATAAGGCATTGATACAAAAGAAAGCCGATTATTCAAAAGACAAAAGTGTTTACACATATGGTTACGGAGATACCGGTGAAGAATTAAAAGCTGCTCCTCCAGAAGCTCCAAAAAGCGAACTGATTTCCAACCTTGGTGTATTGCCAGGTGAACTTGAATTCGGTAAAAAGCTTGATACATACGCCAAAGATGCAGTGAAAAACGTAGAACGAAGCAAACAAAACTTTTTTGAAGCACAGTCGAAATACTTGATCTGGTCATCAAAACAGGATGGGATAGGGAAGCTGTTGGAATATCAAACCTGGAAAAAGGACCAGGATTATTACTCAGCGGCAGGCCGGTATTTTGATTATACAGGCGAGTGGCTCACGTATGAAGACTGGGAACAAGAGAAGGATTCTTGGAAATTTGGGGCAAGTAAAGTTCCTATTTCGGATCCGAGGTATATAGGTCCTAAAACTGTGGCGCAACAGATTCAAAGCGACAAGGAGTTTATGGGCCCTATCTATACGGTACCTTCTCAAATAAAGAAAGAAACTGAAGACATCGAGACAATGTGCAATAGTATACCAGTGAATGTTGGAAATGAAGCTGCTTCATCGATTGACCAGGTCATGAAAAATCAGCGTTTTGGCCAGAACAATTTTGATCAGGGCGTGTTCACTAGGGATTCATTCTCTGGCAAGCCCCTGGAAGGGAAACCGTTCTCAGAACAGCCGTTTTCCTCCAACTGTTTTGCAAATGCTACCTTGCCAACTCTGAAGGTCAACTGGTCCGCAAACGTACCGGCCGGTACCCCCACCGTTAATCAGACATGGAACCAGTTAGCGGGTAAGGAAACGGCACAATCAAGTTCCAGTTATGGTCCCACTCTGCCCGGTTGGGCCAAGCACGCGGACGGAGGTATCACCAACACGCCGCATGTTGGTCTTGTTGCAGAAGATGGCGCGGAGGCGATTATCCCTCTCTCTGCCAAGCGGCGTAGCCGCGGACTGTCGTTGTGGGAGCGGGCTGGACGGATGCTGGGCGTCCGGCCGTATGCTGATGGTGGGCTCGCCGGAAGGGTAGCTCCGGCAAGCTATGCGGGTTCGTCAGCGCAGGCAGTGGAATCACCAATTACAGTCAGTATTGCAGGTGTCACATTTGAAATCAACACGAACTCAGCTGACCCAAAGGCTATCTTAGAAGCCATTAAAAACAATGCCCCGGTTGTTACAAACCTGCTTGCAGCGCAGCTGGCCGCTTCGCTGCAACAGGTTTTTTCCAACACACCCAGAAGATCGGAGGGGTTATAGTGGACATCTATTTGACAGACAAGTACAACAACCGCATCCGTTTTCCCCTGCTTCCTGAGACTATCTCGGTCAATGAATCCTCCAGATACCAAAGCTATGACCTCATGGACATCGGTGAGGTGAAATTACCGGCGGGTGAAAACCTGCCGGTTATTTCTTGGGAAGGGGTTCTTCCCGGGGAAGCGAGAAAAAGCGATCCATACATCCACGGCAACTGGACGCATCCAAAAGAGATCGTAAGCACGTTATCCCAGTTTCGGAGCTCAGAAGAAAAGGTGACGCTTCTAATTACCGAAACACCAATCAACAAATATGTCTATATCGACGAGTTCCAGGTGACCTATGAAGGGTTCGCCGTTGACAGCAGGTATTCGATTATCCTGTCAGAGGCGAAGGATCTCAACGTAGCTACAGAGATGGCGGCAGCCCCGCAGCCGGTTTCCCGACCGGCACCCAAACCTTCCAACACCTACACCGTCGTCCGAGGAGACTGTCTGTGGAACATCGCAATCAAGTTTTACGGCAAGGGCTCGCTGTATACCCGGATCTATGAGGCAAACAAAAACCAGATCAAAGACCCGCACTGGATTTATCCGGGACAGGTTTTTGTGATTCCATAGGAGGTATACAAGTGGATGTTTTAAGGATCAAATACGATATTTACCTGTACACCAACGAGGGCGAAAAGATCACGTTAAACAATCTGGTTCAGTCCGCTACATTGGAAGAACAAAAGGGACAACTGGCACAAAAAGCCTCTCTGACGCTCTATAACAAGGTGATCAGCGGTGTGCGGATCAGCAGTAAATTAAAGCTATGTAACAAGATTTTCGTATATGCAGATGGGAAAGAGCTATTCCGCGGGACGATCTGGGAGTGGAATCCCGAAGAGGAGAACCAGAGCCGGATCGTTTCTATCATTGCCTACGACAACCTGATCTTTCTGCAAAAGAGCCGATATCACAAGTATTTTTCCGCCGGCACGAGTACCCGCTCGATTGTCGACAACTGCGCGGCAGATCAGGGAATCGTGTTGGACTACCGTTGGGCAGAAATCTCACATGCTAAAAAGCCGTATCAGAACCAGTACCTCAGCGACATTATACTCGATGCTCTGGAGGACGTCCGCAAGCAGGTCAACAGCAAATACGTAGTGCGCAGTGAGCAAGACGTGATGGTTGTGGACCAGCCGGGAACGAATACAGAAATCTATCTGTTTGACGGTAGCAACACCATGACGATTTCGACCAGAATCACAATGGATGGGCTGCTCACCAGAGTCGCAGTTTACGGCAAACGGGACGATGACGGAAGGTCTTCAGTTGAGGCAACAGTTGTCGGTGACACCAGATATGGAACGTTGCAAGCCGTCATCTACCGCGATGAGAACCAGTCGATTCAAGAGGCGAAATCCGAGGCGCAGACGCTGTTGGACGAGCATAAAAAGCCGGAAGAAACCAGGACGGTTAAACTCCCCAATGTACCGTTTATCCGAAAAGGCGACCGCATTAAAATGAACGTCGGGTCTATGAATGGCTACTACCAAGTGATCGGAACGTTGCACAACATTGATACAAAGACTATGACGCTCAACCTGGAGCCCTACGAGGGAACAGTTGAGCTTATTTAATTTATAGGAGGGTATTTTGAGTGGAAGAAACTAGTAACGGCATAGCGAAGCTTTCCAGCGTTTTAGACACCAGATCAAAGGACTTGGGGGACAGGAACGTACTGGTTGACTTGGGGACAATCGGAATGGATTACAGTCTCAAGCCCAATAGCTTTCCGGTTGCGATTCCACAAGGTGATTATATGATCTGTCGGTCAGCTGCCTATTCAGGCGGCGTTTTTGGCAGCACATCTGAGGAGCTGGAGGAAGAATACGCACATTCCCACTCTGTAAGTTACCCCTCTGCGATGCGCCGAGTGCAACCGGGAGACACGGTGCTTATCGTGTGGGCTGGGAATGATGCTGTGGTGGTCGATCTTGTCTACCCGGCAGATCGGAGGTAATAGCGCATGCCCGAAATTTTCCCTGTTTTTGATGTGCCGGAAATCCCAGCGCAGGAGGTGGGAACTCAAAGATACTATGAGAGTATGCTGTTTGATTTTAACATCGGAGATTTTGTGCGGGATGGCAGCAACAAGGTCGTACGGTGCGACGGGAAGACCGCCTGGCTGCAGTGGTGTGTGAAAACTGTGCTGACGCAGCGCTTTTCCTGCTTGGCATACAACTCCGATATCGGAACTGAGCTGGAGGAGGCGTTTGCCGAAACCGATCGGCAGGCCGCGCAGTCTTCCCTCGAACGGACGATCACCGAGGCTCTACTCGCTGACCCCGCGGGCCGCACGCAGTGCGTGAAGAATTTTTCCTTTGCCTGGGGGGCAGACCATGTTGACGTTTCTTTTGAGGTGACCGGTGTAGAGGGTAGCACAGAGCAGCTTTCGATAGAACTGAAAGGGGGATGAACATTTGGAATACACAATACCAGAGTTTTTAAAGAATCAAAGTGTAGATGAAATCCACCAAAACATGCTCGGAAACCTGCCAGATGACATTGATAAATCTCAGGGACAATTCCCTTGGGATTTTACGAGGTGTACGGCAATTGAAAAATCCCGTATGATCGAGTTCCAACTCAACGAGACGATCAAACTGATTTACCCCATGTTTGCCTACGGTACTTGGTTGGACAAGCACGCTGGACTGCGGGGATTGACTCGCAAAGATGCCAACCGGGCGACCACAACGCTGCTCGTTACTGGCATCCCGGGGACGGTGATCCCGGATGGATTGAAATTTTCTACCCCTTCCACCAACCAGGCGGCAGGCGTGGAGTTCCAGTCCACCCAGTACTACACCGTCCCGGAAAGCGGGTCATTAGAGATTTTTGTGGAGGCTGTGCAGGGTGGCATTGCCGGCAACGTCGCCAAAGGGACAATCAAACTGATGACCTCCCCGATCGAGGGAATTATTTCAATCACCAACCCTGCGGCAGCCACCGGGGGAACAGAAATCGAAGATGACGAGTCGCTACGGGAAAGGATCCTGGAATCGGACTCCTCTGATGAGAGCTCTTTTGTCGGAAACGACAGCGACTATGTTCGGTGGGCACGCCAGGTGCCTGGCGTTGGCCAGGCAATTGTCGTTCCAGAATGGAATGGTGCGGGCACGGTGAAGATCATCTGTGTAGATTCCCAGGGGCAGCCGGCAAATCAGCAGATCAGGGACGATGTCTATGAGCTGATCGTTTCCCCATCCGATCGCTCAAAACGTCTCGCCCCCATCGGGGCGACGGTTACTGTTACGGCGCCAACTACCATTGATATCTCGGTGTCCGCGTCAATTGAACTTTCTAAGGGGCAGACCAAGGAGGTAGTTTCAGACCGGTTTAAAACGGCACTGCAGAGGTATTACCTCACAGCAATTGAAAATTTGGAGATACGTCACACCCAGGTGGGCGCCCTGCTCATCGGAACCGAGGGGGTAGCGGATTATGAAAACCTCCTGATCAACGGCAGCGCATCAAACATTCAGGTATCAGCCGAAGAATATCCGGTTACAGCGGAGGTGGTGTTTCATGTCATCTGAGGGTAGTTTGAGGGATCAAATTCTGACTAGCGAAACCGCTCGGAATATTGTGGATTACGACGTCACCTCCGCGTTTTATGATAAGAGCTATGTGGGGCTATGGCTGTTCGAAGTCATTGGGCGTGCGCTCGATGATCTCAACGCCTGGACGGAAGAGACGAAAGAACAAATTTTCCCCCAGACCGCAACCTGGGGGCTGGACTATTTGGAGCAGGAGTACTCGATTGCTCCCGACCCCACTCTCTCGATCCAGGAGAGGCGGGAGCAGATTTTGGAGAGGATGTCGAGGAAGATCCCGATTACCCCTTACCGGATTGAAACGGTGGTACAGGAAACAACCGGGTTTTCCGCAACAGTGATCGAACATGTGGCGGACTACGCCTTTCAGATCTACGTATACCTGAAGGGCAGCTACAATGTCGATTTCGATGCCTTGAAAAAGAAGATCGACCGGATTAAGCCGTCACATCTCTCCTACGAAATCAGAACCGTTGCGGAGACAAATGCGGAATTGCAATACAAGATCTTGGCAGTAGCACAGAGCTGCAGCCGATACGAAATCGAGGTGGACTAAATGGCAGTATGGCCAGCATCACAAACGGTTTTAACAAAGAAAGGACTAGAATTGAAGGCAAAGCTTCAGGGCGGCGCCCAGATGGTTTTCACAAAAGCGATTTCCAGTACTGGGACGACAACGGCGAGCAATTTAACAGACTTAACAGCGGTCACATCGCCAAAACAGACACTGCTATTGGGAAATGCCATCCAAGATGGCGGAGGAAAGGCCACCCTTCCAGTGACAGTAGTCAACAGGGGGCTCACCCAAAGCTATACGCTGTAGCAGATTGGTATCTATGCCCAGGACCCAGATGTGGGGGAAATTCTCTACTGTATTTCACAGGCAACGCAGGCGGACATTGTGCCATCTGAAAGCCAGAATCCAAACTTTACCATCTACTTTAACTTTAAGTTTGCCCTGCTTAACGCATCTGATGTGACTGTTCAGCTGAATCTGGACGGAATGGTCACTCAAGGTGATCTGGTGAACCACAATAAGGCCACAGATGCCCACAAAGTTCTATTTGATAAAAAGATGGACCTGAGTGCGGCCTCTTCTTTCGCAACCGCTGCGCAGGGGACAAAGGCGGATAACGCCCTGCCTGCATCCGAGTTCACGCCGGAAAATGTACTGCTCAAGGTGCAGGAAGCGACTGGCGGAAGCGGTGGAACCCTGGATGCGGGGAGCGTCAACGGCAGAATCGTCAATGATGCAAAGACTGACACCAATTCGATTTGGACAGCCTCTAAAGTGGATACCGAAATTGACAGCAGAATTGGGAGAATTCCGGATGCCACAACGACAGCCCGCGGGCTGATGACGACCACTCAGGTCACCAAACTCAATGGGATTGCTACCGGGGCAAACAAGTATGTGCATCCGACCTCCCACGCAGCGAGTATGATCACACAAAACGCTTCATACCGATTCTGCACTGATACAGAGAAATCTACCTGGAACGGAAAGGCTGCCGGTAACCACACCCACGCAGATCTGTACTACACGAAAAGCGATGTCTACTCCAAAAGTGAAAGCGATTTGGCGATTGACAACAAAATCTCCGCCATACCGAATGCAACGACAACAGCCCGAGGGCTGATGACCACCACGCAGGTCACCAAGCTCAATGGAATTGCAACAGGAGCGAACAACTATACCCACCCATCCAGTCATCCTGCGAGCATGATCACGCAAAGTTCCACTTATCGGTTTTGCACCGACACCGAGAAATCCACCTGGAACGGGAAAGCTGCCAGCAACCACAACCATGACAGTACATATCTGGGAAAAAACGCAGTCGCGGCGGATAGCAGTAAACTCGGAGGGCAACTTCCTAGTTACTACACCATATATGAAAATTTGGTTGACGCTCCGTTTGTTGAGCAATCTTCTGGCGTAACATCTGGTTATAAAACACGCGGAGAGAAAAAGTTTTTTACATTCGGCAGCCGGCGGGACAACGCGGAAGTGGGCTGCGGGCAGTGTAGCCTCACGAGCGGCTTCTCCATCACAGCGGCGGGAACAAATGCAGCAGCATTTGGAAACGGCACAATCGCAAACGGTGATGCTTCCTTTGCATCAGGTAGCAATTCCAAGGCATTTATGGAAGCTGCCCACGCGGAAGGACTCACGACCACTGCGAACAACATCGCCGCCCACGCGGAAGGTGGCTCGACCAACTCCTACGGGCAATACGCCCATGCGGAAGGATACGGCACAAGCTCCTCAGGAAACGCTGCTCATGCAGAAGGCTGCGCAACGTATGCCCGGGGGGAGTATGCGCATGCTGAAGGGTTTACCAGTCAGGCAAACGGAGTAAATTCCCATGCGGAAGGTGCCATGACAATTGCAGGGGAGGATTCCGCTCATGCGGAAGGGCTCAATACACAGGCAAACGGCAAATATGCACACTCGGAAGGATACCTCACACGTGCAAATGGGGAAGTATCCCACACAGAGGGGTTCAGCACTTCAGCAGAGGACTACGCACACGCTTCCGGGTATCATACGACTGCGAAAAAATGCAATTTTGTGGCGGGAATTTACAACAGAACCCCCACGGCAACCGATGTGGATGTGACGACTGGAGATCTCTTCGTCCTTGGAAACGGCAATTCTTCAGCACGGTCAAATGCCTTTCGCATACAAAAAGATGGGACGGTCAACGCCACAAAATCTTTTAACTCTACCGGTGCAGACTACGCGGAGCTGTATGAGTGGGAAGATGGAAATCCTGCAGGTGAGGACCGCGTGGGGCGTTTTGTTTCCCTGAATGGGGAACGGATCCACCTATCGTCCGCTGGGGAGGAACCCTGGGGAATCATATCAGCAGAGCCGGGTGTACTGGGAGATGCCTACAACGACCAATGGCACCAGATGTATCTGGTGGATGTTTTTGGCCGGAGGGTGGTTCAGGATGGTCAGTGGGTCATAAACCCCGAGTATGACCCGGATCAGTCCTATCTACCGCGGCAGGAACGGCCGGAGTGGGCTGCTGTTGCTACATTGGGAAAACTCGTTTTGATTGACGACGGAAGCTGTGTGGTAAACGGGTACTGTGAGCCGAAAGACGATGGAATCGCCACTGTCAGCACTTCAAAAACCGCCTACAGGGTGTTGAAACGAATTGATACTACGCATGTTCGGGTTGCGGTAAAATAGAAGAGGGGCCGCCATATTTCGGGGTCAGGGACAACCAAATAAAAGCAAGGAGGAAAAATCATGTGCTGGAGTTTATAGCAACATACTGGATGGAATTTGTATTCGGCTTGGTGGTATCAGCCCTGGGGGTCGGATACAGGTTTCTCTATAAAAAGATCAAACAGCAGGATGCGGTGAAGGATGGGATGCAGGCGTTGCTGCGTGCCCAGATCATTGAGGACTATCATCACTACATGGAAAAAGGATACCTGCCCATCTACGCACACGAAAATGTGAGCGGGTTATTTACCCCTTACACCGATCTGGGCGGAAACGGGGCGATCCAAAAACTGATCGACAGCCTATATGATCTGCCGACTGAGCCGCCAAAGGAAGAAAAACAACCCAAAAAGTGAAAGGAGCTTAACGATGGAATTTAACATGACCGACTTTATCAAACCAGAACTGATGGTGCTTGTCGTCGTCCTCTACCTGGTGGGACTTGCGCTGAAGAAGTGGGAATACATACCCGACAAGCTGATCCCCCTTGTGCTGGGGATCTCCGGCATTGTCCTCGCAACTGTCTATGTTTTTGCGACAACCACCGTGTTTGGAGCGCAGGGAACCCTAATGGCGCTGTTCGTCGCGGTCACCCAGGGAATTCTTTGTGCGGGGGCAAGCGTCTTCGTAAACCAGGTTTACAAGCAGCTTCAAAAAGAAGAATAAACGGACCAAGGGCGGAGAATCTCCGCCCTGTTTTTTGAAAGGAGAACAGAATTATGACGGAACAGAATAAGAAAGAGATCATCAAATCCTTTGCCTATGAGATGACCGCTGAACAAGTGGCGGCTGCAGAGGAGATAGACCTGCAGGAGGCCGATGCATTCCAAAGCGAGCATGCAGCCGAAATCGCTGCGATGAACGACTATCTGAAAGAACAGGAGATGATATAAATGAAAGGAATTGACGTATCCTATCACAATGGAGAGATCAACTGGGCGGCTGTAAAGGCTGCAGGATATGAGTTTGCAATCCTCCGCGCAGGCTACGGACGGTACATCAGCCAGAAAGACAAGAAGTTTGAGCAGAACTACGCAGGCGCCAAGGCGGCCGGAATAAAGGTTGGGGCCTACTGGTACTCCTATGCGGTCAGCCCGGAAGACGCGGTCACCGAGTCAAAGGTGTTCCAGCAGATCCTTTCGGGAAAACAGTTTGAGTATCCGGTATATTTTGATATTGAAGATAAATCACAGGTTGCCCTTGGCAAAACGGTGATTTCAAACATGATCCGGGCATTCAACGACAGCATGCGGGCGGCCGGCTATTATCCGGGTACTTACAGCAACACCAACTGGTTTACCAACTATATTGACGCCGACATCTGGACTCGCGACACGGTATGGCTTGCCGATTATCGTGCAAACTTTAACACCACGATCCCGCGGGACATCCATCAGTACACGAGCAGCGGAAGCGTGCCGGGAATCAACGGACGTGTGGACCTCAACAACGCCACCCGAGACTTTGCAGAGATTGTACAGGGAGGATACAACGGATTCAGCCCTGCGCAGCAGCCTTCTGATCCAAAGCCTGAGCCTGATACAACATATCACCTCGGCGAAACCGTCACGGTATCGAGCTACTACAAGTCCTCGACAGAGACTGATTCCAACAAGGCGACCGTGCCCTCGGAGTGGAAGGTTGGGACCATCACAAGGGTGATCCCCGGCGCGCGCAATCCCTATCTGCTGAGCGGCGGTTCACTCGGCTGGTGCAACGACGGGGACATTCGGGGCCGCGGGGATATCCGCAAAGCGGCGAGTAAACCTGCGGCGTCCCGCACCTATACGGTAAAATCCGGGGACAGTTTGTGGAAGATTGCACAAAACATGCTTGGAAACGGGGCGAGGTACCCTGAGATCAAATCGCTCAATGGGCTAACCAGCGACACAATCCACCCTGGAACGGTTTTAAAAATCCCGAATTAAACGAAGAATCCCCCGCTTTGGCGGGGGATTTTTTCATGTAAAGGGGGTACATCATGGAAATCAAAGTACTGTTAAACGGTTTGATTCAAAAAACAGCGCTCAGTCTCCAGCAGTTCAACGATCAAGTCGACCGGATTGATTTTGTGCTGGACCGGTATACGGACAATGAGGTGGACCTGAGTGCCTGCAAAGCGTATGTCTACACCAACGCTGTGGGACAAGCGCCCGACATCATAAAGCTGACCGACCCGACTACAGAAGGCGGTCAAATCCGGACGACTTGGATTCCTACAGTACATACGACTCAGTTTGTTTCAAAACACATCGGAGAAGTGGCATTCCAACTGATCTTTAAAAATACGGGCGGAACGCCTGCCTGGTGGTCGCGGCCTACGCCGCTGATTATCCCGGAGAGCATTGACGCAGAGGGCTATGTTTCAGCAGAAATGCCGTCGTTTTTTCAGCAGTGGGAAGACCGCATGAACGCTCTGGATGCAGAATACGAAAAGACACTTAGAGAGTGCAAGGCCTATTCCGAAGAAGCGGGAAAAAGCGCAGATATTTCTTTTGACGGAGCGGCCACAAGTACCAATAATGCCTACAAAACATCAGCGGATGCTGAAAGCACAGCCAGCAACGCACAAAAGGTGGAACAGGATCTTCAGAAGGTGGAGTCCCACCGGCAGGCGGTAGAGGAGATGACACGGGAGTTTGGACAACAGGCGGGGAAGCCTGGCGGATACGCAACACTGAATTCCGCTGGAAATGTGGAACAGAATGCGGGGAATGCTTTGAGGCTGGGAGGGTTTTCTCCGGAACACTTTGCCACCTCCAACTCTCTTCAGGATCTTATCCCCACGATCAATGCAAAGATTGAAGAACTCACCTATGATGCAGAAAAGGGCGTTTTGACCGCGACGGCAAACGGGACAAATACCTCCCGGCAGATCATCGGCCTTCTCGACAACGTCACAGAGGACACGACAAGCGGAGACGTGTATTTCAATTACCGGGACGGTGGACAGACCGTCTGGCACAAAGGGAAGGACAATTTCATTCAGACAGCCTATCTGGATAATGCGAGTAATGAGATCGTTATGGTGTTTGTCAGCGGCAACGAAATACGAATCGATGTCGCCTCACTGATTGACGTCTATGATGGAGCACAGTCCTCCTCCGCCACGGTGTCGGTGGACAACCATGTGATCAGCTGCAACGTGCGGATCAGCCCGGATGTGGGAAACATCATTGGAACGAATGAAAACGGCCTATACGCACAGCATCAATCTCTGGCTGCTTATTCGACCACTGTGCAGAATGACTCAAAGTATCTTGGAGTCAATGCCAAAGCAAAGGACTCCGAAAAGCTAGGTGGAAAAACAGAAGCTCAGTTGAATGTAAACAGTGCAAATACGGCGACCAAATTAGGGACGGCCCGCAGCATAATCGTTGATGGCGTAGCAGCTGGCAGTGTGCCGTTTGACGGCTCTGCTGATGTCACAATTAACCTCATTCACAAAAACGTACCGTTCCAGATTGCAGCGGTGGAAAACAACGCATTTACATGGCCTACAGCCTCCTGTGACAGCTATGTCATAAACAATAGTAATCCGGTTATGGTGACGCTCGAAGGCGTTACAAGCGGTTTTTACGGCATTCTGCATGTCTACGGAAACAAGCTTGACGAGGCGTTCTTAGAAACGCAGGGATACATTTTGCCGGATTACTGCAAAGAGATCGAGATCTTATCCAGCGCGGAGTGTTATGAGTATATCTTTGCATTCGATGGCGTGAAAAAGTCAGTGACCAGGGCGGTGATCTCATGATCCGTGCCAATCGAGAAATGATCAAGCGTCTGCGGGATAGGGCGCGGGTCAGGACGCACTGGGTGCGCATCGCACCAGAAGCAGAGTATGCTGCTGCCCCTTCCCTTCCTGTCGCCTTAGCTGGCGATGGACAATACACCCTGACTGCGGATCAGCTCTACGCATCCGGTACTTACGCAGTTGACCTCTCCGGCATCCAATGGCTTGTTGAAATAGACACAGATCTTCAGCCCGGAAGTGTCCTGCGCATCGATGTAATACAAAGAACAGTCTATCTCGATGATTCTCCTATGGAACCATTGATCGAGCTTGATCTCAGAGAAGACACTTCCACTATCGAGATCGAAAAAACGGTCAATGCAAGAATGAGATGTTTTTCAGTGAATGGTGCAAGCTGCCAAAACGTTATTGAAGCCAGCCAAAATTTGCTTGATGAAGAACGATTAAAAGACGCTGCTAATTGGACAGAGGCTGCGGGGGGAATGGCCGATATTGTGCTTGTGCTTGCCCCCGATACCCAATATACCCTCAGCCGCGCGGACACAACCGGACTCGGCAAAGGCGTGCTGTTTACCATAAAGTCAAGCACGGTCACCGACCTTGCGTCCACATCGATTATCCAGTCAACCGTCTCGTCGTTAAACAAGCAGGCCCGTACCATCACAACCGGGACCGACGGCTGCCTGACTCTGAGCATCAGCCGGGGAGCCGACCTGCAAGCGACGCTTGACGATCTGTGGACCTGGATTGGATACCTGATGTTAAACACTGGGGACACAGCCCTGGCCCACGAGTACTACCACGCGGCTTCCCCATCCCCCGAGAATCCATCCCCTATCTTGTCTCTTGAAGATTTTGACGTTGTTGTCCGCGGACGCAATATATTGGATTGGCATGGGGCTATTGATTACAATTGCTGGCATACAACGGCGTTGGATGATGATCATCCATATGGGTATTATCCATACTTGGTTGTGAATGGATTTGTGCCAGGAGAGACCTACACCATTGCAGTTGACAGTATCCCGGAATTAGGTGCAGCGGATCTGTATTGTCTTTTAGGTACCTATCCCGGAGCAAACAAAGGGCAGGTAAACTGGGTGTACCACAAAACGTCAGATGCCCTGTGTAGGCCTGTACGCACATTTGTGGCAGATGCCTACACCTATTACCTGAATTGCAACGGATGCAAAGCCGATACAGTCAGCCAGGTTGTGCACGACTGGCTGCCCAATCTGCGCATCTACCAAGGCAGCTACACTGCGGATACCATCCCACCCTACACCCCGTATTACCGGCAGGTTGTGCATGTCCCAGTTGCGCTACGGGCAATTGGGGATAGTAGAGACCAGTTGGAAGTCAACCAGAAGGTCAAAAAAGTGACCGTCACGCGGCGTGTTGACCCAGAAAAAATTGACCCAACCAAAAGCATTTACGATAACCCGGAACAATATCTGCTAGATCAACCGATTGTCGAGGACATCACCGACACAGCAACAGGGCAGGCGTTGCTGCAGCTTGCTACATACTACCCGGAAACCATCATCGAAATCCAATGCGCAAACGGACTGACCGGGCTAATGACAGCGCAAATGAAAAAATTGGGCAGGGGACGTATTTACAACTGTATAATCCTCAACGAAGGCGATTTTCTCGTTGATAGTGAAGGTGAGGTACTAGAATGGAGATGA